TTAAAGTTCTATCACATGCTTGTTTATGAAGTCCACAAAAGCTCTGTTTTGCGGAAGCAATGCAGGAATATCCATTTTATTTGCCTTATACAGATTCGTTGCGGAGTTATACATATCCCATACTGTTACGAACTCTTTAGTATGATACGCTTCAAGCATATCTTCTGTAAATATTGTAATTTGAGACTGATTGAGAGGATAAGTGATATTCTCACGTATGGACTTGCGCGTGGTGTCTGACTTTACGCGCATGGCAGTCATAAGACCAATGAGTGTGAACATCTGTTCTGCCGTAACTTTGGTATTCTTCATTTTTTCGATACGCTCACGGTCTGTTTCAATTATATGCCGGGCGTCAACAAGCCACGACTTTAATGTGTCGAACATTGTTGCCAAATCAATACCGCTGCCCTTCCTTCCTTTCTCTGAATACGTTGACATATAGAGTTCAGGGTTGAGGAGACACTGATTATGACAAATCATAACATTCGGTCCGAATCCTATCTGTATGCCTTTTTGATGAAAAGCTACAGCAAGATTAGTGGTTGTTTCACCATCATCAAAATCTGTTATTCTGATGTTTGCAAAAACTCTTCGCAAAATATGTGCTTCTACGGCATTTTCACCTTTCTGAACTTCTACTTGCGGTAGCTTCACAACACCTGGCTGACTTCTGTCCCTGTTTTGTGCAGCGAACATGTCATACACCTCTACATTGTAACCGACTTCTTCACACTCTGATATGACTTTGCTAAAAAGGTCATAATGGTATATTCCTTTCAAAGGATTACCATACACATCATTCTCGCGATATGTTCTTCCAAGCTGATCAAGTGTGATTGCCTGCGTCTTTGCTTTCTCGAAATCAAAGAACTTGTCTTCCATTGTTGAGTCATGTGTAGCTACCATATTGGCAGCGCTTGCATTTAAATTCATTTCCATAATCTTTATGTTTAATTGGTTTACTTTAGGTGATGCCTTAATCAAGACCACCATTTATCTATATACAAAGATACTAAATATATGCGATATATGCAAATACACCACGTATTATTATAGTTAAATATACTAAATACAACTCTTTGATTATCAACTTGTTAGCCTTAGCTCTTCATATACCTCACGAATCACCATATCAAAAAGTTCTGTATCCTCCAACTTAGGATAGCAGCATATGAACACAAAATAATATTTTTTGGTTACATCATTAATGACTGTGCAGAAATCTTTGAATACGATCATATTTCGTATGGTTTTATGTTTAGAGTAAACATATTTCAACAATGATAAATCCCAAATTGGTGCATAGTGCTTTATTCCGTATGTGTCCGTATAATACCCACGTACACAATCTTTCTTTAATTTTGCTATATACATAATTCAAAAATCCTTAAAAACCCGTTCACAAAGCTCACCCATGATGTAGCATGGCTCTTCGCTCTGCATTTCTATTCCGTCATTATCGCAGATGTGCGCAACAACATGAAGGAGTTCATGTCCTATAGTGTTTGCTAGACTTCCTTTGTTGTCAGAAGCGCCAACTGCGACAACGCTCTCTCGTTTTCCTACATTAGAGTAGGTTAGCCCTCGTTCATTACTCGCCAATGAAAGATGTCTGTATGCCGATTCAAGGGAGTGGCCATTACAGCCGATACCCTCTAACGCATGACATATCTCATCCGTATCGTCGGCTGTATACCCGATGAAGCACGTAATACTCCATCTATACTGTTCCAAGAAAATTTCACGCCTTGTCATAGCAAGTCTTCCCAAGGAATAGGCATACCATTGTGACAGCAATCAGCATAAAAGCGGTTGAACACAAAACCGTCCTTTTGGTCTACATCGTCTATTGTGTCCTTTACATATTGCGCCAAGCTCGCTTCGTCCTTTATGGACTTGCCCCAAAAGTCTGCCTTACACATATTCGCTACATACACATGGTCATAGCCGACAAGGTTTTCAAGAGTCAGTCCATTTGTCTGCATCATTTCCTCTACCTTGTCCTTGCTTATAGGCTCAATCGGCTCTTCCTTACCGCTCGCCTTGTTAACCTTGCGCATACGACCGACCGCCCAGTCGCACATCTTCTTGTTGAAATGATAGCCGTTATATCTGAGATAAGCTATCATTCCTTCTGGCTTCAAATCATAGACATCTAAAGGCATTCTACATTTTCCCATATTCGTATTCTTAATGACAGGTAAGGAAAAGAATTTCCCTACCTGTCGGTTATTACTTAGTAGCGTCTGCCACCATAGTAGCCGCCACCATAACGCTCTCCGTAACGTCCTTCATCGTCGTAGTCCATGCCACGCTCATAGCGTCTTCGCTCGTCACGACCCATGTCTCGATAGTCCGGCATAGGCGAACGCTCGCCCATACGACCGTCACCATGTTTCAAACTTTCGATGCAGGACATTACCTTACCACCGTATTTAAGCATTTTCTCGGCGTTCTCAACAAGCTCGTCAAACTTGTTCTCCGTTATCTCAACCATATACATAATGTTCAGTATTAAGTGTTTCCGTTCGACTTCTTGTTCAAGGCTCTTTGCAGCATAGTCTCTATATTAGACAATGTGCCTTTCATGCCGCTCACATCGGCTTCAAGATTGCCTATTCTCTGTTCCTGAGCCTTCTCCTTTGCTATCTGCGGATTGAGAACACCCAACATCTGTTCACAGTTCGTTACCACTTTTTCGTGGTATTCCTTGCTCTCAAGCACTTCTTTAGAGTGTCTGAGCATAGCTTCAATCTCTGCGCTCATGGCTTCACGACTTTCTGCAACAACGAGGTTGTCTGAGTTAGCAATCTGTCCATTTGATGGCAATTGCTTAAACTCCGCTTCGCCATCTGGCATTTTTACCTTCACATCTACTGTTGTTTCCAACTGAGGATTGAACTGCCCAGGCTGATAAGGAAATTTAGGCTGTGGATTGCTCACGCTTATCACTTGTCCTATTTTCAGAGTCGGCTCTCCCGACTTGTCAAGCACATAAAATATGCTATTTGGTCTTAGTCCTTGAAACATAGAAGTCGAATTTTAACTTGTTATACAATACCCGTCATCAACTGAAGGGTGTTAGTGTCTCTCTCGAACCACAACTGATATACACCAGTTCCGGCTAAATCGGCAACGGTCAGTGCTGCTCCATTGAATTTAGTCACAGCCTGTGTTGTGCCGTTGGTCTCAAAGAGGATTGGCAGCGTAGTCGTTGTACCTGTCGGTATAGCCTGTTGCAGATTCACGAATATCGTTCCTCTGTAGTTGGCATTCACGAAGGCGTGGTTCTTAAATGTAAACACCACGTTAGCAGTGTTTACCTTTACGCCTGTAGAACCTACAGCTGCCGAACCTCTTCTATTGACCCATGAAAAAGGATAGCCCCAAATCATAGTCTTGTCCTCCTTTCTTTAAGTCCAGAAGCTCGCACCATTCACGGCATTAAAACCATACAGTCCCATCTGAGCTGCTACACAGTTAGGAACGGCTGTAAAGGGGCTGTAAGCAACAGTCGCTGTCTCGGGCAATTTGCACTTGATTCCCGCTACTTCTTGCTGCAAACCTGTCAGTACAGCATTTATAGGTGCTATAGCCTGACCTACAATCTGACTTGTCATAGCCGACGACTTGAACGTTGAGTTCTCCTCGCGCAGATGGTCTAACTTATCCTGCATCTCTCGAAGCTCTGCGGCACGCTGTCCGTCAAGAATCTGCTGCGTGCTGTTCTTGATGCTGTTGTTGAGGTCGCAAGTCTGTCTTTGTGTCTCAAAGGCAAGGTTTGAAAAACCGCGTTCCTGACCTGTTGCAACGCTGTTAATGGCGTTCTGCAAGGTGTTGGTCTGCTGGCATGTAGCAAGTCGGTTCTCGCAGCAACAAGAAGCGAGCTGCTGTGCAATTTGCATGTTACCCTGTTGCAATGCGTTGATAGTTTGCATGCCGCTCATGCCTACTTGGTTGCCTACATTCTGAACCTGTGAGGTAAGAGCCGATATAGCTGCCTGTATCTGACCCTCGGTGCAGTTAAGCTGTGTAGCGAGATTACTCAAGGCGTTTCTGTTGCCACCGATAGCATCCATGAGGAGCGAGCGACCGTAGTCGTTGTTGATTTCATTGGCAATACCGCCTGCGCGACCATTACCGAAACCACCCCAACCATTACCTCCCCAACCCATGAGGAAGAAAAGGAAAATTACCCACATAAACCAACCTCCTTCACCGAAGCCATTACCATTCTTGTTCATGGCAAGGAGAAGATTAGGATCAAGACCTCTCTGTTGAAGCAGAGGAGCGAGCAAACTCATCATGCTACCCTGTCCGCTGCCTTCATTGCCGAATACGTAAGTTTTACTCTCCATAATAACATTTTTAGTTTTTACCTTAATAGATTTACTAACTCTATTGTAACGTTACGCCACAAAGTTAGCGTGTTATGACGGATAATGCCATAACACGCTCAAAGATTTTATATTACGCTGATTATCAGATATATACGCTGATAGTCGGTACTATCACGTTGTAAAAAATCTTTCCTGTGTTTGAAGAATTGGAAAGAAATGAAAACAAAAAAAAGAGAAGTCTCTTTACTTGCTTCTCTTTTGTCTTATGAAGTGAATAATATCCCACTTCTTCCAGTATCGTGTGTGTCCGCGCTTCTTGCACTCGCCGTTCGGTATCTCGCCGCGCTTTACCATTCTGTTGAGCGTCGCATCGCTTACACTAAGCCTGTCCTTTACTTCCTCTGCGCTCATCATTGGGTTAAGCATATTCGGAAGTATGTCCTGGCAGAGCGTTTCTATATCATCGTCGCTCATACCGCAAGCAGTTACTTTCTCTCCGTTACGCTGCTGTTCATCTGCCTTGAAGCATGAGTTGGCGAGCGACTGCAACAGCGTGCCGAGCATTTTGTAGCCGAAAATCTTTCTCATAGCACTCCTTTCTAATTGAATAGTCTTTTACCAAGACTTGACTTGCTGCAAAACCATTCCGCTGCTCCGTAGATATACAACAATAACGTAAAAGCCATGATTGCAAAGTGTGCCATTATCATCTCTTTCGTTGTGTACCAACTCCAATATACAAGATGTATGGAGTTGACGGCAAAGAAGTAGAAGAATGGTATGCGGTACTTCCAGCATAGCCAAAAGAAGCGTGACGCAAGAATAATAACCATAGGCAGCACATAGACCATGATGTAAATAAACGTATAGCACGCCCAGTTAGCCCCATGTACGGCAAACATCTCTTTTTGATTACGGCTAAAATCAAACATGCCGTACATGTGCGCCACCATTATCATAATTGGAACCCACTTGCAGAACCAGCGGAAGAACCGAAGTATTCTGCGTGAATACTGATTGCCAGACTCTGCCAGCAAGGACATAATCTCCGATATGTCCTTGCCCTTTACCAGAGTCAAAAACTGCCTTTTATACTCCTCGTCCATAGCGTTTTCTTGTTTAACTGTCAGTTCCATTTTGCAAGTTAGTCATTTATTCTCTAAATCGTATGTATTGTTAATTTTATTTATGTCTTATTAACATATCACAGACAGGCAAGACTCATCCTTAAAACAATCTATAGCCAATCCCAACACCCACATACGGCTGCACACCTTTAGGCGTTATGCCTACTCCTAAGCCTATATTCACGCCCAACCTCTTGTATCCGCCCTTTCCTCCGCCCTTTATAGTCCTGCTTATAGTCACAACCTCCCGCCTTGTGTACACCCTTATACTGTCAAGTCTCACATCATATCCGCTCACCCAGGCAGTATAGGTGCTGTCGCAATACTGTTTCTGGATGATAGGTATATTAACACCAGCACTATCTATACAGATAGGGTGCACTGTATCATGCACAATAGGCAGTTTCTTAGTCACATACCTCACCACCACGCTGTCCCTCGCTACAGGCTTCACGTAGGGGACAGTGTCCACCACCGTCACCCTCGTTGTGTCCATTTTTATCCGCCCTTCTATCTGCCCTTTGCCATTTTCACAACATAAGACTACGTTCAAGCATAACGAACACACCAGTACACAGCAAACAATCCACTTTCTCATACCTGCTTTTTCTCTTTTTCTTCCTCGTCAAAAGCTTCTTTCAGAGCCTCACCTACGTCTTCGTCTTTGCGCTTAGCAAAGGCAATGGCAAAAGCCTTGAAAAACCCGTTGATAGTCTTCTTTTCAACTGACACCCCCCTCAAATAAAAGAAGTGTCCTATAATACTCTTCAGCTCGCACAACCATGCCACGAACATAGCTGCCACCGCACCGTATATATGAGCTATCCCGACAGGCTCAAGCAGCGACATACCGAATACGACACCAATAGCGAGCCACATCAGATAGTCTATAGCCTTGTTGATAGTCCTGCGCAAGGCTCGTGAAGTCCTCCATTTGTATTTGTCCATCAGAGTTCTGTTGCCAGCCTCCTTTGCAAGAGCATAGTGCTTGTTACTCTCACCCCAGCCGAATCGAAAGTCGGCAATGATGAAGATTACCAGAGCGAGCAGCATCCACCGCAATTCCTGTACAATGCCCACCATTTCCGAGCCGAACATCAGCATCCCGATAGCCCGTCCGCCCGTATTGTTAACAAGTCCGTCCATTTCCATATATATCAATTCTTTACTTAACAATTTGATTCTTCACTCTTCACTTACTTATCCCCAACGCTCTCTTCGCCCTCGCCAGATACCCGCACCGTTCTTTCAATCCGTTCTGACCGCCGTTTATCTTCTTCGTGATTTTCACCACGTCGTCGTTGTCTGCAAGTATGTTCAGACCGTGCGTCTTCCACCACCACATCGAGCTTTTCACCGCCCCCAACGGCTTCTCTATCAGTTCCGGGTTCGCTATCACGTCGCCCTTGCAATAAGCCGAACGGTTATAAGCGTCATAGTTCGACCGCCCCGTAATCTGTATCAGCCCCCTGCCTCTGTACTTATAGCCGTCGCCGTCCCTCTGCGGAGTATTCCCAAGCATCTTCGCCAGTTTCCCCGTATCGTACTTGTCAAAGTAGCCCTTGCTGCCCTGTTCCACCGTCCACCTCAGCTCACCGCTCTCATGTGCTATCTGAGCCAAGTAGTGAGCCATGCGCAGCTGAGTGTCAATCTCGAACACCTCCGCATAGCTGTTGATATACGAGAGGTATTTGTCAATCCTGCTCGCAGCTGTAGGCATAATCTGCAACAGCTGCACCTTAGTAACCTTTACCATTCTCTTTTCTTTTTTAAATATTTCACTTTTTTACTATATATTCTCTCCATGCATATTTGTTCCTCAGATCCAAATATATCAAGTTAGGCTCGTAAGTGTATGCCTCCCTTTCGAAAGAGACGGCTCTGTAAGCCTTGTGGCAGTCTCTGAGCATTGCCAACTTGATTAGCCACTCCACCAGATACCAAACGTAATACAACACATACCCCATTTCCTTCATCTGGGCAGTATGTATCATTTCGTGGTTGATGTCCGTCTCCCTCATCGTGCATCCCTTGCGCACGAACAGCACTCCAAACAGGTTAATCGCCTTGAAGCCCGGAAATGGAATGATGCTGTTATATATCACCTTCATAACTCAACATTTAACATTTAACATTTAACACTCAACATTTAACATCCAACACTTACCCCACCGTGCTCCAAAACGTCAGCAGCACCATCCATATCGCCGTCACCTCCGCCATAAGCCACGGATGGTCGTCCTCGCTCCTACATGCCCAGTACACTACATACCACCCTAATAATGCAACCACAATCCTCCAGTTCACCGTAAGACACCACCCGATGCTCGCCACAGCCGATATTATAGCACCCGTCTTATGCACCTTCCTCTCGCTCTCATCCAGGAACCTCGGAGCAGCACTCACGAACATCAGTCCTGCACAAGCCAGGAAAGCCAGACACTGCACACCCTTGCCACAGTCCAGTAGACACACCATCATCAGCATGCAGAACAGTATCATCACCGTCTGAAACACCCAACCCTTCTTGCCCATCAAATAATAGATAGACGATACCATGTCAGGCACTCCATACTTATTAATCACTATGCACAGCAAAGCTACAAACAGCAATGCCGCAATAAAACTCAATACTACCATATTTTAAAGTTAAAAGTTAAACACTCATTTCCAGCACCTTCGGGTACCCTGCCTTATAGTCATACCCCAACACACTCTCCACAGTGCCCATTTCCGACACCGCCTTCTTGTGCGCAGCCGTCACGTTAAAGCACTCCAACGCATACATCTCCAGTGCCGAGAGCAGCTGTATCGCCTTGTCGCACTCCACCACCAGCTTCACATCGCCAAGCCACAGCGTAGTAGTAGGCTGCCCCATGCCCTTAGCAATGGTCGTCGAGTTCATCAATCCTACACGAGTCGCCTTGTCGAGCCACACACGCTGTCCGTTGAGGATAAAGCCGTTGACAGCAGATGAAGTGTCGTAGGCTTCAATATCGGCGAGCACAGACGCTTTAGCTGAGTTAAGAACGTCGGCTTCTGTACCAACATTCTCAAGCCAGCACACATCATACGCATACTGCTCCTTCTCTCGCTCCTCGTAGCGCATTTCACCCTCGTCGGTCATACCTACAGGTACACTCTCCACAGACTTCACTACCTGCTCGTTAAGAGCAATCATAGCTCTGCCACTCTTGCAGACAACCATCTTCGGCTGTTTCTGCTCAAAAATCATCTTTGTCATTTTCATAATAAAAATTTAAATCAAAATTCAATAATTCAAAATCGGCATAGCCGACAATTCAAAACTCAAAATTCAAAACTCTATATTCCTAACTTGGTGCACAGCAGTTCGCATGCCTCCTGACTCGTAGTGTGATACCCTTCGAAGTAGAACGACTTGCCCTCTGCGCATATCTTCGTTTTCAGCGGAAGTTTCACCTTGCCTTCCTCAGCCAGCTTAAAAAACTCCTTTATCTCGAAACTGCCGTTGTTGGTGACATACAGATGCTTGCTGCCATCATCGCCTATTGCCACAAACTGAAAGCGCACGAAAAACTCGCTGTCCTTATGATTCTGACGTATAGAATAGTCGGTAATGACAATCTGCACGCCCTCTACCTTATCCAGCTTGATATTGTCACCCGTCATCGGTCGTACCGACATTCCTTTTTGATTCTTCATCCTTTTTAATCGTCTAATATCATTTTTTATAAGTTGTATAAGTCTTCTGCTGTCCGTCTTCATCAACATTCCGTGATAGCCGGCATAGTTCTGTCTTCCTCTGCCTGCTGCACGTATAGCCCTGCGTCTAAGTTCGGCTCGCACGTTGACAAACGAACCCTTAAACTTCTGTTTGCAGAACATAAAGCCGTTCTTTACACGCACCACCTGCCAGTCCTTCTTCATTTCCATGCCGTACCTTCCTTCAAGATAACTCATTTCCCAATGCACAGCTTCTACTACCTTTTCTCTATCATCATCCATGATGATGCGGTTGTCGCCAAAAGCTCCGTAAAACTGCGGTTTGAAGCGTTTTGTCAATTCGTTATCCATATCCGTCAACGTCAGCATGGCAAGTATCTGCGACAGCGTACCACCTATAACGAGCGTCTCGTGCTGCAAAAGTATGTCGCACAGCAGTCTGCGTGTGAACGGGCAAGTGATAGTCTCGAACACCACGCCAAGCACCACCTTCGACTTCAACGTCTCATAGAAACGACGTATGTCTGTCAGTCCTGCGCTCGCCTCGGGATGATTCTTTACGTATGTACGTATCTTGTTCACAATGCACCAACGTTTATCGTTGCTCCACAGGCTTCTGCCTTCAATGCCCGAATAGCAATAAGGCGAAATGATGTTGGTCAGCTTCTCCTTTATCACTATCAGCAGTATGTTTTGTATGCAGCGGTCATACACTGTATAGATGTCGGCATTACGGTTCTTGTCGCCCTTACCCTTCTTCTCGATGATACGACGCACGGTAGGCTGGCATCTGTAGGTCTCGTCGGTCAGTTCACGTATTATGCGCTGTATCACAGCCTCCTTCTCGTTGGTTATCTTGCGCACTTCGGGCGAGTCGCTTACCCTCTCCAGGCATCTGTCTACACCCATGCGCACAATCACAGGGTCGGTCAAAAATCTCTTCAAGTTTCTCAGCTTCTTCTTATGATTCGCTGTCTTCAATTCTTCGAGGATATTTCCCTCGTGGGTAGCCTTCATCGGTTTGACACCATCCCCGATAGTGCCGTCTGCCTCCGTGCTCTCGCCCCAAAACGGCAATGAACGGCAGTCTACCAATCCATACCCACCAGTGGCGGTATGGGTGTTCGCTATGTTTAACCTTGTTGGTCGCGTTGTAAGGTTTTTCCTGCTATCTTCTACCTGATTGACAGCCAAAGCCCCAGCGTAAATCGCATTGCTATTGCTACAAGCATTGTTGCTATTAGCCGAACGAGACGACGCATTGTCGTTGTTCGCATTGCACCCGACGGCAAAGGCTTTTTCCTTACCCACGCTTTTGTCTTTGCCAACCGTCACACACGGCTCGGTCGGCACATTGCCGTCCACCGCAGGAGAGAGCATACCGTGTGCTTCATGGCAAGACGCACCCACCGAACAGCCGTACATCATCCCATTTCCCGATGATGGCTGCTTCGTTATGTCGATATTATTCTGTCCGATGAGATTCATATATATTTTTATTTTGAGAATTTCTTGAAGTTATATATTATTTTTCAGCTCCAAAAGAGCGCCAATCGGGGCGGCTAACGGCCGCCGCCCCTCAGCTGGTGGCGTTGCTCAAGGCTTGTTGTCTAACGGCCGACAGCTTTTTCTTTTTGCTGCCTTTCTATTGCTTGAGTTTAAGCTGATTGACAGCCAAAGCCCCAGCGTAAAACGCACTGCTATAGCTACAAGCATTGTAGCTAGCAGCCGAACGAGACGACGCATTGTCGTAGTTCGCACGGCACCCGACGGCAAAGGCTTTTACACCTAACTTGCCTTCTTCTGGTTTTCCATCCTTACCTTCGCCCCATATCGTATTCCCGCACCACAGGTAGCAGCATTCTTTTGAGTGTGAAGACGCAGCGGTTGCCTCGGTTTTACAAAACAAAGAATACGAATAGTCTGCTTTGCTTATCCATCCTCCGATTACTGCCACATCACATCTTTTGTGCAAGCCTTTCAATACGTCCAGCTTATAAGCAGACTCAATGTCTGTATAGCAAGACTTATTTACGAGAGGTGGCATATCGCTCCATTTTTCTGCACAATGATACTTATTATAATACTGTCCCTCACGACACTCAGTAGTGTAATATGCACCACATAATTGGAAGAGATGCCCATCCATTGGCATACTTAATCCGCGATACACCGAATGCGAGAATTTATATATCACATATCCGCCAGTCAAATCCGTGTTATCGATATAGATACCGTCAGCAACGTTCATCTTGACATAGCAGTTTACCACAGCGGTCATTACACCATCGGCAATACCTTGACAATTCGGAACGTCACGGATGATATAATAACGCTTGTTAGATACCATTCCCAAGCCAGTATCTAAGTCTATACTACCATCTTTAGCACACTGTAGTGCACCATCCGCGTCAAAGTGGAAAACATGGGTACGTGCGCCTACCTCACTCTGCAAACCCGCTTTGGTCACACCATCAAGCACCGACAGAACCTCACCACATTTTGTAAACGGAACATAATAAGCACCAACAAGAGCGCTGTAAGCTGACTGCGGACTGCCTTCCTGACCTTTTTTCAGTCCAGCCGTATTTAGTCCGAGATATTTCACCTCCGCACCCGTTGATGCGAATATCTTTAATCCCGAGTTAGCGGCTATGCGCTCATTGTTCCATGTGTCTACATTGGCAGTCTCCTGCTGAGTACAGCCTACGCCCATACAATACAAATCAGTAGTGTCAAGCGTACCGCACTCCGCAAACATCATCATTAACCACAATTCGTAGAACTCATAGTAGCAACCCATATACGGATAATTAGTATTAGGGTCGGCGTTCTTCGCCTGTGCGTTAAGCATCGAATTAATCGTAGACACAGACATAGAGTAATAACCGCCGCCATTCTCCCGGAAAGACTCCTGCAGAAAACCGTTAGGAGTCTGATAGGAACCTACGACATTATCACTTATTACATTATGAGCACACGAACGCTCATCGCCTGCCAGTTTTGCTTGTACAGTATAAAATGGCGACATGGCAAACGGCTCCACCTTCTTGGCTGCGTGACCTTGCCAATAGCTTTGCGACACACCCACACCCATGCAACTCATTTCCGAACCGTCCGTCTGCTCGTTTGCCTTAATAAGATAAAGAGGAATATCGGTATAGACAAGAAGGTCGCCTTCCGTTCCGTCCACTGCCACCGTATCGCCATTGTTTGCGAGCGTGATGCGTCCTTTTGCACATTCATGCTGCAACACGGCTTCGTTGCCAACACGCTTCACGGTGCCTAATTTCATGTGCTTGCCTATCTCCTGTACCAGCTTGCGTGTCCCGTAGATATATTCAGCCGAAGGCTTAGGGTCGGCATCACCCGACACACGCGCAAAACCAACGAAAGCATCCCCGAACATATCAAGACGTTTCTGCACGCCCGCTATCTCCGCAGCGTTCTGCGCTACTGCATCCTTAGTCTCCTTCATGTCCGTCACAAGCTGATTCACCTTCTCGCCTTCGCCCACCTTCACGCTCTTGCTCTCACCGTTGCGGTCGGTCACAGTCAGAGTTCCGTCGTCGGCAAGAGTCGCATTGACATTGCTGGCAGCCGTTACGGCATCAGTCACCTTGTCAGCACCCTTGTTGGCAGCATCAGCAGCAGAGTTTGCAGCCAGGGCAGCCGCCTGTGCGTTCTGAGTAGCCATCTGGCTGGCATCAGCCCGCTCCTGCTCGGCATCCACACGCAGCTTCTCATTCGCCACACGTCTCGCTTCCGCCTCCGAGCGCAGAATCTCATCATTGCTACGTTGATGTTCAGCACTGGCACGTGCTGCCTCATTGCCTTCACGCACACCCTCAGCAGACGAGCGCAACTGCTCAGCTTTCAAGCGTTCCTCCTCGTCCTTCACACGCTGCGCCTCATTCGTCGCAGCAGTAGCATTGAAGTTCTTTGCTGCATCCACCTCCGTCTTCGCGGTCTTCAACGTCTCCTTGAGCTGTAGGTTGAGCGACTCACCCTCTTCCGCAGCTCTTTGGGCACGACTCGCCTGAGCCTGTGCCGATGCCGATGCCGAAGTCGCAGCCGTAGCCGCTGCATCCACCTTGTCCAAAGCAGCCTGTAGCCCTGCCGTAGCAGTAGTCACGCTCTCCGCAGCCTGGGCAGCTTCCGCAGCCTTGTCATTCGCAGTCTGGGCGGCAGCGTTAGCCGCTTCCGCAGCCTCCTGCGCACTCTGAGCACCGTCGTGAGCGCTCTTAGCGTCCACAATCAGGCTCCACCACTCGTCCTCACCCACAGGCTCATGCCCGATGTTGCCGTCCGCCTTGCTCAGATAGGTGTTGCCGCCGTGCGTCACAAGCTGTAGCTTACAGTAAGTCACACTCGCGTCGTATGCCCCTTTAGGGTGCATGCCGACACTACCCATGTCAATGTACTTCTTTTCCATATTCACTTGTTATTATAAAAATCGTTCTTCGTATTAGTTCTGTGCTACGAGCAGATGTCCTTCTTCCGACAATTTGAATCTGTCCATATCGCCCTCCGTGATACAGGCAATCAGCTTACCTTCTACCACGTCAAACGTCGGGTAATCAAACGAACCCTTGGAGTATTTGTCTGTTTTTTCATATTCTCCCGTCTCCTCATTCCACTTCATCCAATATCCGTCCTCACCGATGATGTTCGGATGGTCAGCCAGCGCCTTGGCACGGTCGCCCTGCTCGTTAGCATATCCGGCAGCGGCATTAGCCGAGTCGGTAGCAGCGCCAGCATCCCCTACAGCCTTGTCTATGCGCACGTCAACCTCGCTCAGTTTAGTGTCCACCTTGCCGATAGCCTCGCCAGCGCTCTCAATCAGCTTGCCCAGCTCCACGTTAGGAGGCAGCACCACAATAGCCGTATCCATCTCCACCGAGTCCTCGCCCTCTATCACCTCGCCAAACGCCGTGTCGCCCTTGGCATTGTTGTCCACGAGCATAATCTGCTCATACTCATTACTACGCCAAGAACAGCCGAACAGCTTTCCGTGTACCTCCAGGGCATAAGCGCCCAGCGCCATTTCCGAGCTTCGCACCGTAGCCTCTATCAGCGAGTCGTCTTCCGCACTGATCGCGAACGTCAGTTTTCTGCGCCTGAAGGCATTCACAAGGTTCACCTCCACCTCCTCACAGGCAGGCAGCGGAAACTTCTCCATCTGCCCACCCACGATTTTACGCACCGGGATGCGCAGCGTAAAATCATTACCTCTTACAATCTTTTTCATATTTCAATCAATTATGTTAGACTTTTTTAGCATTAGCTCGAATACATTCTGCTGTTAAAGTAAGAGCAGTTCCAGTCCGTGCCGTCAAACACAAAAAGACTTATCTGTCCCTGCGAGTTGCTCACACGCTGCTGCGTAGCCGAAGACTCGCCAGCTGTGCGTATGTTCGCCTTTGTGCTCTTTATAAACACCTTGCCGCTGCCCTTCTGCACCACTGTCACCTGCTGTCCAGCTATAGGGTTATTCGGCAGCTTCACCGTGATACTGTAGCTGTTGTTGGTAGTGACTATGAGTCCAGTGCTGTCACCTGCACCCGAATCGCTGCCAGTGTCGTGCACATGACTGATAAAGGCAGCACGTATACCTGCATTCGTCTCCATCACCACGCCACCCTTCGGCTTGTACATGTACACCGACGGCGTATTGCCGCTATAAGGCGAGTATACGTAAGCTACGAATTTCGTCGCGTCCACAGACTCATCCGCCATCTTGTATGCCGAAGGCAGACCCCAGCTGTTCTGCTTTCCGTTAGCAACAGTATATGCAGCCCTGCCCAGCCACACCCCAGAATAGTACTGACCGCTGCTCTCGCCGAAGCCGAACTCCGTCACGTAAGCGCCCACACGCATGTATCCGCTCAAAGGGTTGCCGCTCCTCACAAAGGCAGGGGTGTACTGTATCATGCTGCCGCTTATGTTCACCCCTCCCCACGTATCAACATTGGCAGTGATAATGTCGCAGTCATAAGTACTGTCATGCTCAATCTTCCATATTCCGAATGTACTGCTGCCTGTCACATTCAGATTTTTAGCTGTCAATTCATTGGTTTTTATTACATTAGCAACAGCATTATCCACATTGAGCAGCTTTGCATTAATACCCTTATCGTCAAACACAGCCACCTCATCCCCAGACTGCGTGCGGAACTTAGTCTTGTCTGCCGTCAGCATTATCTGCTTGCTGTTTATGTCTATGCCAGCGTCAAGCAGTCGCGACGACATAGAGCGGCTTGTGGTGTAGTCCGTCACCGTAGCGCCATACTCCAGCTTAGGCTGAGATATGTAGAGGTTACAACCCTGCACACAGCGTATAAGCACGTATTTAGGCAGATTGCCGCCTACCACTCTCCAATGCACCCAGTACTGCTTCCATTCGTAATCCTTATCAAACTCCACCCGAGCATTGCCGTTGACTGCCGAGTGTTGGTTAGACCCGTTTACTCTGTCCAGCACCTCGACAAACACCTCCTCTGTAGTGTCGCTTTTGTAGAAGTAAGCAGTAAACTGACCATACTTGTTGCCTTTAGCCCAAAAACTAAGCATATAGTCCTGCCCTTGCTTAACAAAACCCGTATCGCCCAAATCCCACTTTACTGTGTCTATATTGCCGCTGTAGTAGCGAGCGTCCGAATTAAGCGTAGCGCAACCGTTATAAGTCTGCCGTGCAATTTCGTCCGCGCTGCCGTCTCTCGGATGCAGACCCGTATTCTCAGTCGCCACCGTCAGCGTGCCACCCGTCTTCAGCGTATCTGTATTATCCAGCAGATTGCCGCCAATATACTCAGCATCCTCCTTCGACATAGACCATCCTACATATTCGTCGCCCTCAACGAGCATAGGCTGACAATACCAGCAGTGTATCTTATCAGCACTGGTCTTGCTGGTCAATGGCGTAAATATCAACATTACTTCAAGGTACTCCATTGTGGCGTTTTCGGGGATGGCAAAAGTGTAAGTCTTGAGTTCCCAAACCTTGTTTGCGCGAAAAGAGAACCCATATGCAGAAAGACTTACTCTGTTACTGTCGTCATGCTTTGTTGTCTTCGTCGAATGAAGGTAAAACTCGCAGTAACAGTATGCATAACTTGAATCACGTTTCGCCCATACCGACAACGTGTAAGTCTTGCCTTTTTCCACTTTAATATTACCCCCTGCATCGCCGCACCACGAAAACCACGGATATTCACCCGGATTCACCGCTTCGAGACAATAGCTGTTCACTCCGCCTACATTATCCAGCACCTGTATGCCACTATTGTAACTATCCGTCACGAACACATTTCTTTTTTCGAAAGCACTGTCCACAAGCAGATTCTTCCTGCCCACAGCCGTCTCGCTCACCTTCAACGAAATATCCCGTGCCGTCTGCTTGATAGTCGAAGTATATTCCGTCAGTTGGCCCGGAGTCTTCAGCGGCAATTCATTATATTTGCCGCTAATCTCATTATACTGCGTAGTAAGTCCGCGCATATCCATCTTCAGTCCGCCCCAAACGGCCGACACGTCAACGTTCACCGTCAGCGTAGAGTATATATAACTGTACGAACCATCTGCTGCTTGATACTTCGCAGCCACAGAAACACTCGCAGTCGTCACAGGCACCGTGATAGTCTTACCGTCCGACGTGGTAATAGATTGTTGGTTTACACGCTCGATAACAATAAGAAAACCATCGCCGCTTCCTACCACGGCGTAACAACCATTCATTTCCAATATTGAGAAGTCGATAATGTGATTCTTGCCCCAATCCTGTCCGTCACGACTAAATGTCACCCTTGAAACTCTATCCGAACCTAACACAACAGAAACATTGCCATTACTGTCCCGTTTCGTTGTGAGGACAATCGGATTCGGATTCCACGTCACCTCAATCGCACTCTCACCGTCCGTACCTGGTTTACCTTGCGCTCCAGGTTGTCCGTCCGCTCCTGGCTCGCCTTGCGCTCCCTGAGGGCCACGGTCGCCAGTATCACCCTTCTCGCCCTTCTCCGCCTTCATCACCAGCTGCCAGTCGGCGTTGCCCTCCTTAGGCTCCGTAGTGCTACCCTCGCTGTTAGTACACAGCCACACACCGTTATTATGCGAAACCTGGTCATAATAGCTGTAGCTCACACCATTCTGCCACTCGCCTCTGTAGTTCACAATGTGTATCGTGTCACCAGTAGGCGACACCCACTCAAACGACGTAGACACAAACTTACAGCCATCAGGCGAAACATAGAACACCTCGCAGCCCTCATGCGAATATCCCAAAACACCCTTATACCCCACAATACGAGGAGTGCCAGGCCCCGTCGTCTCCAGTATCATCACGCCCTGGCGGTCACGCTCGTTAGGATTCTGATTGCCGTCAAGCACAATTGTGTCGCCAGCCATCGGCACGTCGCTGCCCAGCTCGCAGTTGTCCTTGGCTATCTCTATCCACCCGAACTTCTTGCCGTCATACAGCACATTGCCTTCCTCGTCAGTCAGCGCCACATTCTCATCGCTCACAGCCGTCACCAGTCGCCACCACGAGCGCGTCGGCTTCTGCTTGTTGGCAAGCCCGAACGTCTGGCAGCGGGCCTGGTCGCCCACACGCCACAAGTTCTGCGTAGCCGTAGTGCCGTCGTCGGCCAGCAGCCAGCAGCGCCAGCCTTTCAGCACGCCTGCCTCATACAGCTCCTCAGTCTTGAATATCTTGCCGCCCGAACCGCTCAGGTACACATTGCCACCGGCATACGACAGCTTCCTCACCTCTAACTCTTGGAAAATAGCCTTGCCCCACACCTGTAGTTCGTGAATGTCAAGCCTATACTTGCCGTCGCCACGGTCTACGATGCCAAACCCCTGCTGTGTCGCCCCGTTATAGCCCAGTGACACGATACGTCGCAGCACAGCGTTGCCCAACACTGCATTACCCTCCGCATCAATACCCTTGCCGCCATCACCGACTTTCAGACCCTCCTTAAAGGTGATAGCCTTCTGTGCCGTGTCCTCCTTCACCTTCGAGAGAAAATCATTTCTTACCCTTCTTGCCGAATAGACGTTACTATCAGTCTCTGGAGTAGTATCGTTAACTCCAATTACGTAAACTCCAGCTCCACCACCAACACCACCACCACCTATCTGTATTCCGTTTACAGTAATGGAGTCAACCTTGTCTTCCAATCTTCCTAATCGGCTTGTTGCTGCCTTTTCTCCAACTGTATACTGTGGATGGTCATAAGGTATATCCAAAGGAATATCCATACCGATGATACGTGAGTTTCGATAATGCTTGCCTTCTGCATCTACCTGTGAAAACATATCATTAATCAGCTTTACCTGTTCACCGAGAGGATGGTAATCATATGTTCCATCATTGTAGAACTTGTCTCCATCCATCGTGCAAGTGAAGTTTGAGTTGCTGATCATGGTCTTTTGATAGTACTGCTTCGCTCTTTCGAACAAAGACGACTGGGCTGTTTGGATAAGAGTTGTGTCTGTAATCTTTGTTGCGTCCCAGTTGTAAATGAAGAACCTATCACCTACCTTCGGGCACATAACACCATCGGGTAGCGTTCTTCCGTAAGTTTCATTAGCGACAATCTCGAAGTAGTTAACCTTGTCGATAACCTTGAAGCTAACATCGAACTCCATTCCCATGAGGGCACCGCTAGTAAACTTGATGCCAAGAGTTAGATTCTTCTTTTTCCAACTTGTCTCAAAGCTTGTAGCAAACGCATCTGTAGCTGTTACCTGCCAAAAAGTCTGTGTGGTCTTCGTTCCATCATCGTTATCAACGGTGCTATCATAGGTCTTGATATTGCTGACAACACTTTCCACCTTTGGATATTCGTCCTCGAACATTACCACTCCTTCGATGGCTTGTTTTTCATTCTTCACGACATTCACATTCTCCAGATAACCATCCTTGGAGTAGAAACCTTCCTTGTCAACTTCCTTATTAGGAAGCATAAGATAGTCAGTAGCGACACCATCTGTAGTAACGTCCGCATCGGCACCAGTGAAATACCCTTTCGGGATATTTCTATCTGAGCCGAATGCGTACAGTCTTGTAATATAAGTTGACTTGGATTCCGAATAGGACATGGACAGAACATTAACGTCCTGCTCGAATGTTGTCTGCCCTTCCGTTTCGCAATATCCAAGGTATATAATAGAGCCATCTATCCACCATTCGCAGTTGAGTGCGTCTTCGGAACAGATGGAGTTGAGAGCATCTATAATGCTGATAGAGCCATACTCAATCAAGAATCTCTTCTGAACATCAAAAGCATTGTTGTTATACGTTGTGTAGTCAACAGAGAAATCCTTTCCATTATACGTAAGTCCAAGAGCCTTTAGGTTGCCGAGGATAACGTTCATGTGTACACCTACAGATGTGGTGAGCTTGAAGGAGGTCTCGTTTGCTCCATACTGAGGACGATACTTGCAAAGTTTGTTCTTCCAAGCCATATAGTAGGCATCCATCTGCATTTCGTAGTCATAACCATCACTATCGTTGTGTTTTGGAAAGTAAGCTGACGTAAGCTCGAAATAACCAAAATCGGGTATCTCCACGGAATCTCCAATCTCAAAATAGATAGGCGAAGCCGTGGTGAACTTCAATATGATATAATGGTGGTCCATCAGCTGATATGACAGCTTAGAACCCTCACCGAAATCCTCTATTGTGAAGAATACCTTATTGTTTCTCTTAATATTAATCATTGACTTGAATATTTACTTGTTTCGCCTCTATCGCTAGGGTCAGGCTCGTTGAGCTTTAGGCTAAACGAAGCCATTTCCCTAATAAACTGACTGAACTGCGTGCAGGATATATAAATGCACCTGTACCATACTTTAGGTTGAAATGAGGTATGAATAACTATTTCTCCTGTGGCAAGTACTTCGTTACAGAACTTCTCATATTTAGACAAGAAGGTGTCAACGTCTTTGGCTGACATATGGAATCCAACAGTTATATCTCGCTCGTCCAATCTAGGATTGTGTTTGATAACCGACTTTCCGTCCTTGGAGCGATACTTATTGCTGATAAACTCCTTGTTTGGTGCTGGTGTCATAAGTGTGCTAAGTGCGCTATCGTCCATGAAGATACCATACTCTTTATAAGCATCCTTACCGTTTATTAAAAGTTTTCCTGTAGGCATATTTATTCTTCTAATACCAACTGGCTTTCGCTGTAAACTTTAGCATTTTTGTCGTATGAATCATTGTTTCACGAGCGAAGAGCCAGTTGGGTTATATTTCTTTTAATCGTTTATTCATATCGTCTATCTTTGCACCGAAGTCATTGTAGGTAAGTTTTGCATACTTTACGATGTCTTCTAGATAACTGTTGGTCATTATCATCATGTTGCGGATTTCAAGAACCGCCCCATTGGTTGATATTCCGGTTGCTACTATTGTCTCCATATGTGCAACAGTGGCTATCATGTTGGAAGAAATGTTTTCTCCTGCTATCTGCAAAGCTGTGAAACGTCCGTTCAGTTCATCTGCAGTATCTTGACCCATCGACTGCCATCCGCCACTTGTGGCTGATTGTGAAGTTCCTTCTCCGGTATATCCCGTTATCTTGGATGCCTCATTACGAAGCTCCAATCCTTTTTTTATGAGGTCGTTATACTTTTGATTTAGATAGTCTATCTCAGTTTGACTTAGTCCATCTTCAGCTAACTTTGACCACTCATCGTAGAACTCTTTAAGGTCTTTGTCAAGCAAATCTCCCACCTTGGCTTTTAAGACTGCCCTCATAAGATATTTTGAGAAATCATCCGTGAAGTCTTCCACGTCCTTACTCATATCCATAAGGGTATCAAAGAAGCTGTTCTCCAAGTCATCAAATGACATCTGCGTGAACTTTTCTTGGAGTTGTTCTGTAAGGTCATTTATGGCGTCTGCATACTTGTCAATGTAATCCTGTATCATGTCAGGCAATTTGTCAGAGCGACCACCTTTACCTCCTTCTTTACGGTACTCATTGAGAATCGACATAAACAGCTCTTTGTCCGTATTTCGTATTTTCTTCATCTCTCCTGCTGAGAGCGAAAGAAAATCTTTGCTTGATGTTATCTTCTTACCAAGGATATTCGACACTTGTTTCATTGACTCTTTCCATACACGGTTATCATCTACAGAAGAATTGAGTGACGATCTCCAAGTTCCGTGCTTTTTAGCTTCTGCTATCATTGCAGATGAACTATTCTTTTCTTCTGCCTTTATCAGCTCAACAGCTTCTTTGTATACGTCTTGTGCTCCCGTGATGGAGTTTGTACTTTGGAGAGTATCGTTCAATTCTTCAAGGCGTTTTGCAAGCACATCGTTACGTAAGTTAAGCTCATCTATCTTTTTCTGCATTTTAGCTGTATTATCACCGCCTATGCCGAGAACAGATGTGAAGTTCTGCAATGCCGAAACACCCTTCGTAAGTGCACCGATATAGTTGCCACTTGCAAAGTCAGCTGCTGCTCCCGAAGCATCGTTGAATGCCGATAGACCCTCAGAAGCTTTTTTTGCAACACCGCCCATTCCAAGATTTTCAAACAGTCCAGGTAACTCGTCAATTCCTTTCTTTGTTATAAATTCTTGTGCATCAGTGAACCAGTCAGCTATACTCTGCGCTGATGAGCGTTTCGCTCCGTCCTCTTTGTTCTTAGCTTCTGCTGTAGCTTTTGCTGTCTTTTTTCTCGCTTCTGCCAACTTCCCTTCGAGTACTGCAAGTTTGGAAAGAAGTGTAGACATTTCATTGTATTCCTTGGTTGACTTATCTATACCGAACTTGTCAAGGTTGGATTGTATGTCTGCCGTATCATCACCGATAGCACGTACCCCAAGGTCTGTAGCTTTGTAGTTAGCTGCTTTCAATGCCTCTTCATACTGCTTTTCAATATCTGCTTCCTTGGATTTTGCAGCGTTGAGGGCTTCTTGTGCTTCTTTTGCCTCATTAATGCGTCGTATCTGTTCCAACTGCTTTGAACCCACGAAGTCAAAGATCCCGCCCTGCTTGCTTATCTCAGCATTGAGGTCATTGATTTTCTCTTGCACTTTGGATATGTCAGAGACATCTGTTAGTTTACCACTCTTGATGAGTTGTTGTAACTGTGAGCGGAGGGAAACTAAATATTCCTTTGTGTGAGAAGTAAGGTCTGAGAAGACGTTCTCCCAATCTATCTGCTCAAAGATATCGCTTGTGTCCAGCTTCTGTAATTCGTTATCACGTTGGTTGGCGAGTGAAGCTTTTTGATAAGCATTCTCTGCCTTGGATATCTTGTCGGCATATTCTTGTGTGATGGCGAGCTTTTGCTGTTGAATACTACCATATTCCTTTAGGTATTCATAGAGATTGTTTCGCTCTTCTGCTAACAGCTCTTTGTTAATTTCTTCTAGTTGCTGTACCTTGTTAAGGTTGGCTATAGACCTCGCATCACCGAGAGCATTTGATTGTTCCCTAGTAAGGGTAGATGATTTTCCAGCCTCTTTGTTCTTTTTCTTGAACTCTGTTTCCTGCTTGTCAATCTCTGCCAATCGTTTCTTGTAGTCGTTGTCTATCTCCTTGAGCTTCTTTTCTGTACCCTCTCGCATGAGGGATATGGTGTCGTATGTATTCTTTTGAATGAGTTCTTTCAATTTCTCGTTAATCTCTTCCTGAGCCTTACGTTGATTTTCGACTTTCTTCTTAGCATCTGAAACAGCTTTGTTTGCCTTGTTACTTGCAGCAGAGATATTACCCCAATACTTTTCGTATACCTTCTTTTTTTTATCGAGGTCTTCCTTTTTCTCCTCCCATCCCTTATTAGAACCTTTCCTTGCCTCCTTTTCTGCCTTTACAGCTGCTTCATAATCTATCTTGGCTTGTTTCTTAGCTGTGGCATAAGACTCATCTTTGTTAGCTTGCTCATATTTACCGGTAAGATAGTTGAAACGACCTTTAGCTTTATTGGTCTCTGCTTCCAACTTCTTCATCTTGAATTGGATCTCTACAGGTATAGTAAATGTCCCTTGCTTCCATGCTGTATTTCTCCAACGTTTTATGTCTCCAAGCAGTTCTTGGTATTTATCGAGAGCTTTTTGTTTGTCAGCTGTGAACTGTATAGGATTATCTCGTTGTTCTTTCCTTAGTTCATCGGCCTTGCTTTCCAATTCAGATATGACCCGGTCTGCTTCTCCTCCGTCGAATGGGACTTTTGTAGGATTTCTTTCTATGTCGTTTTTCATTGCTAAAGCAAAGTTGGATAGATAATCCAGACTTTCCTTGCTTTGTTTATATTCCTTTTCGGCAAGCTTTATTTCTATTTCTGTTGGTGTTGACAATTCATCCTTGGCTTTCTGTATCTTTCCGAGTTCACCTTCAAGTTTTGTTATGTACTCTAAGATGGAATCGTTAAGCTTATCTGCCTTATCAAGTGACCAAGAGGCTTCTATACCATAGTTGTCTTTTAGACCCTGGACGGCTACACGTCTTGCATTTCCTGCTTCTGCTGACGCCGAAACGTCTTGTAGGGCTTTTGCATATTCTTGCAGCTGCTTTATTTGTGCTTTTAGACCTTCTTCACGTTCTCTGTCTGACATTTCATTCAGTTGGGTATTGAACTGAGATAGGTCTGCACTCTGTAACTTCTCTACACTATCGTATACTTTGGTTAGTTCCGGGGCTATGTTTTTCAACTTATCAAAAGATAACTGCTTCTGTAAGTCAGTGGAACTTGCATCCTGTATAGTGGAGACAAGCTCTTTTATCTTTTGCTTACGCTCTTCTGCCTTCTTGTTAAATTCGTCTATACTCTTATTCCACGCCTCTTGTGCTATTTCTGCAGCTGAGGCTGCTGTAGAGAATTTGTAGATAGCATACACAACGCTCGTTATTGCAGCTGCCAATAGTACATATGGGTTAGCAAGTGTAGCCATTGCGGTTTCTTTTAACGCTGCTGTTAGGCCTTTTTGTGCTAATGTAAAGAATTTGGTTCGTGCTGCTGCTACCGCTTCTGCATTGGAAAGGTTTATGCCAGCTGCTGCTGCGAGTGTTTTCTCAACTACGGCTTGTTGGAGTATACGGTTATTGAGTGTCTGGAGAGCAGTTACTGTCATGAGAACAGCCTTATACGTTCCGTATGCTGTTGCTGCCACCATTACTGCCTCACCAACCTTCTGCCAGTTCTCTACAAGAGAGGACGCAACATCAAGACCTTTATTGATTATGCCCTCTTGAGACTTTCCAAGCTCATTGAACTTCTGTTCAATTGCATCCTCAATATTTCTTAACTGACCTGTTATCGTTTCACTTTGAGCCTCCATAAGACCACCGAATTTACTTCCTTCCGATGTCATATTCTGCATAGCCTTAATGAAGATGTCACTTGTTACTTTGCCTGCTGTAAGCTGTTCTTTGACTTCGGCAATTGCGTTATTAACATCAAGACCCATAACCTTAGCCAGTTCATCAGCGATAGGAATACCTCGGTTGAGGAATTGGTACAAATCCATTGTATCCATCTTGCCCTTTGCTATGGTGGTTCCATATAACATTACCATTTCAGATAAGCTTACTCCCATGCCAGCTGCAACATCACCGAGCCTTATAAGCGTATCGTTGACATCTTCTGCTGCGACATTAAAAGCGAGCAACTGCTTCGCTCCTTCAGTAACATCTTCAACACCAAACGGTGTTATTGCAGCAGTGTGTATCATCTGCTGCATTAGGTCATTGGCTTTCTCTTCACTTTGAAGCATGGTTTTAAAAGCCATTTCCGTCTGTTGGAATTGACCTCTGACCTGCATCATCTGATTTACAAACTTTCCAATACTCCAACCGCCAATAGCAATATTTGCAGCGTTCTTTATCTTGTTTATTACATCTTCAATGCTCTCGCCTTCGGACTTTACTGTCTCTGCTGTGTTATGAACGGCGTTCTGGATATCCTTGAACCCTGATGTAACCTTTGCTGTTTCTATGACAGCTTCGAATTTTAAACTTGGCATAGTGTTCTAAATTTCTTTGATTTCAGGGTCTTACCCCCGTGATTTTTGTGACCAGTGTTCTAAATAGGAACTAATTCCGTGTGCGTGCGCGTGAGAGGTCGGTTATTCGGGGTTGAGTTCACTTTCCATCACGGCCTGCATTACTGCTTCTCTATTGTTTCCATCTACATAGTCGCCATTTTTCTGAGGTATTCTACACTTCTTGGCTTCTTCGTCTGACAGATATATGGACGTTATCTTGTCTTTTAGCATAAGAGTCAGATTTGTGTATGATATTCCCCATACAACGTAATCATAAGTCCATCCGTATCGCTCACAAGCAGCATCTATCATTGACCCCCATATTGTTTTACCTCCAAAGACGTATTGATTCTTTGAGTCCTTTACAGAGTTGACCTTAGACATTCTTTCCGTTTCCTGGTCTATTCCTGTGCCTTTGATGATGTCTTCAAGGGTGCTGTCTTTCAATATGACTATTAGTAGTGTTGTCAGGTCTTCATCGTCTGTTATTCTATTGATGGACTCACTTGTTGTCTCTATCCATTTTATGTCGAGCATTTCTTCTCGTTTGTTTGTGATATTATATGCGAGTAGTTTGCAGCATTCTTTTCTCTTTGCCTTAACTACTCGCATTATCTCTAAGAATGGATTGACAGTAAGATTATCCTTGTTTATACCGAGTGATTCCGTCAACTGCGAAACAATGTACATCTTACCTAACGTTGGAGGATATATACAATAGTGTTTCTTGCCAATCGTGAAGTAGACCGGCATGTCTGTCAATACTTTTGCTATAGTGTTTCCTAATTCATTCATGCGCCCAAGGCAGGACTCGAACCTGCGACTCGCAACCACTGTTTTAAGGTCTGTGGATTATAATGGCTATTCTGATGACCTCGCTCTACCATCTGAGCTACTTGGGCTTATGCCGACTGACTACCCTCAATCGGCGAAGGGAGAGACACATTATGCGCCTGTGTAAGTTTCCTCAATCTCGGTAGGTGGGGTTTCGCCAGCTTGTGGAGTGCTAAACTTCAATGCGTATTTACCACCTGTACCCTTTGTAGCTTTTATTACGCGCCATCGGTAAGCACAATACACATCCTCGTTTTTCTTGTCTGTTGTTTTAGCTACTACATCACCATCAGGGATGAGAGCAGAATGCGTGTATGTGATCAATGCACCATCGGCCGTAGTAAAGGCTTCCTCTGCACCCACGGTTGTATTGCCCATGTATACACCAGGCAACTCTGGGTCTTCAGGTTGAATAGCGAGACGATAGTTTCCCTCTACAACGCCGTCTATGGTCTTGAATGGCTGGGAGACTCCCTTTTTAATGAATAACTGATATGCAGCTTCATAGGTTGACTTCTTCGTCTTTCTATCGACTGTGCCGCCACCTTCCTCAGTCTGCGTCATTGTGTCACCTTTAGTAGGAGTAACCTGTGTTGAATCCTCCTTAGGTGTATCAAGCTTGTCCCACTCATTTTTGGCTGAGCCGACAGGCTGAATGAATATAGAGCATTTGCCCCAAGATGTTACTGACATAATTTAATCGTTTAAAGTTTTGTATTCTATTTGATTATTTATTATGTGCTCTCCGCTATCTGTTGGATAAACACGTTGATTTATTGCATGTGCAACATACTCGTCTGTTCTGAAATGCTCAAGTAGTTTCCAAGCTATTTCGCATAATTCATCTACACGAGCCGTCTTCTCTTCAAACTGGCCTTCCACATCGTCATCTTGAACATAGATGTTCACATTGATAATTGCGGTTTGGTTTTGTACTCCCTCATTTGAAAGTATTGAGATAACAACGTCTTCCTTATGCGACTTCGCAGGGCGTATTTTCTTTGTCACCATGCCATTTGTAGCATTGTCTAACACACTGCCTTTGATATAGTGATATATATCTGTCCTTATAGTTCCGTCTGACCTCATATCTTCCATTTGTTTATTTCATTGATGGCAAAATCCATAGCTGTTTTTATGCGCACTTCAACCTGTGCTGTTGCCCATGTTTTTGTCGATGACAACACGTCTTTGCTTTCTATGGCTTCGACTTCTGCCGCATACTCCATTGCTGCTATTACAACTAAAGCATACACACGAGAATACTCTTTAGCCAAGTCGTCAATCATCTTCTTGCCTTTGGATGTTCCTTCTGTACCGGTAAGTACTTGCGCGAATGCAGAAGACAAGAACTTCTTTCCATGGTCATAAACAGAGTAACCAATAGAACTACGCAAATTGCCAGTATGGTCTATCCAGCTTTCTTTTGCAGAACGCACTCTTATTTTTACCACGCATTCTTCTCCGAGTTTGGATAGGGCCTTCAGTACTGACGACAGCAGATACTTAGCAGCCCTATCCAAAAAATTATTTATTGAAGATTCCGAAGTGGTCAATCTTACACCCATAATTTACATTGTAACTGATAACGATGAAATCCCTTCACTTTTAGGATTACTTCTTCACCACCTAAGATGGTAAGCTTAACAAACTCCCCATATTCAAATTTCTTTGTGCCTACAGGTATGTTATATACGCTATACGAATAATAGTCTATAGAACCATCTGGGATAATTATCTTGTTTGCTTCACCTGCCGGTACCACATCACAAGAACAACAATATTCCCATTGGACTTTTCCTGGGTGATAATCACCATTCTCATCCGTATAACTTTCGCTCCTTATTTGACGATAAAGTTTTGAAGCATGGAAATTAAGTAAACTCATTAGCAATTTATGTAAACAGTGGGGACTGGACTTATAGAAACCTCGTCTTCCCCGATTTCCTTGTATAGATGATTCGCCCTTAGCATTATGGCCTTACGTTGGTCTTCGGAGAGAGAACCGATTGACTTATCAGACTCGGAGAAATTGACAGCTTGAACAAGCGATATGAGACAGTCGGCAAGCGCCCCTTTGTATTTATCGCTTTTAGACGATTCAAAGTCGAAATTATCCTCAAATTCCAAACCACGCTTGATGCACACATTCTCAATATATCCGAATGGAATAGGTATGTGTATTTCATCAATCAATGCCTGTCCGATTGTCTTCATATTTTATAATTCTGATGTCACATTTGTTTTAAACTGACCTTTCTTTACTGGTGGAAGCTCATTATACGCAGCAATTATTTCTGCGTCTGAAGCATTATTTGCAAGACTTGCTCCAAGTGCATTTAGACCGGTAATTGCATCAGCCTTTTTATATGTCTTGTCTGCAATAGTAACCTTTTCGTCAGATGTGTCTAATGCTTCTTTTTCATCATTCACCTCAATAGTAGGGTCTTCGACTGTAAGGTCTATCTGATAAATGGTGTCAACATCTTCCACCACTGGAAGACAATAAGCCTGTATCGCTGTAGTCTCCATAAGTGGATCTGTCGTTGAGTACTGTGAAATCAGCTTATAGTCAATCTGCTGGTATGTTACACCATTAACTCGGTTGGTGGCTTCTGCTACCTGTCCGTACACTAGAGCTCCTATCATTGTGTTGCAGACTCCTATAACCATGTTCTTGTTCCATGGCTTCACACTGCGACGAACACCATCCTCTTCAAGACGAACAGTACGGTTTATAATGCGGAACGTTACACCTGTTTCATCTTCGAATGCCTCCTGGAATTTTGAAGTAGTAGGTGTAGGCAACTTAGTATTTGAGTCGTAAGACTGACCATTGTATGTAGCTACAAGTTCCTTTGCTCCCTGGGTCTTCTTTAGAGCGTTAAATGCAGTCTTGGCAATCCAGAACTGTATGATAGTATTACCGTCACTTGCGGCTCTGTCAATAGCATTCTTTAAATCATCAACTGTAAGCCCTTCTTTCGTGCTGTTGATGCCAAGCTTGTTGTCTTCGAGATACTGGTAACTTATGCGAAGTAGTTCCTTTGGATTGTCATCATCACGTACTGCTACATATCCATTAGAAAGACCGTAAAGTAACGCATACTCATTACGTTCGTCTATACCGACAGAACAAGACACTGGGTCTTGTGCCAACTTGCGTCGGATTTCTGCTGTCTGACCTCCCTGAACTTCCATCATACGGAGTGCGAGGATTTCAGACTCCTTCAAATGTTTCTTCATACCCATCTTAGGAAGTTTGCCGTTGGCTACCGCGATTCGGTCACGAGCCTTTAACGGAACTGGAGAGTCAATGGCTACATAGTCAGCGGCTACATAGCTTGTGTCGACTGTATCTGCCTCCCATTTGTTGTCTGTAGAGTAAACACGACGAAGAATTGATGTGTCTTTGTGAAGATAAGTTAGCTCGTTTTTTCGCTTGCCATTAATCTTCTCTATGAGCGTCTTCAGTATTGGAAAGAAGCTCAATACATACTTTAAAAATAATGAACTGTTCATACTTAACCTATTTTGTCATGTCCCCACTGAATTGTGGGTACTGCTGTTTTAAATGCTGCTTTAATTGCTTCTACTGGATAAGGTACGGCCTTGTCGTTTACCTCACCAGCTGTAAGAACACCGACATGAGGCGTATCTTTCGGTGCTGTTGTAATGCAAATGCCGACATATTCATGATTCTCTGGTAGCGTTGAATACGCATTGCCTGTAACAGGCATTGGCTTGTACTCGCCATCCTTTGTACTACGAATTATTACATGTCCACACTTGATAAATGGTGCATCAAATCCTGTCATGTCTAGCACCACACCTCCTGTAATACCGTTAAGGTATTTACGGATAATAACAGACTCTTTCCCTGAGTCGAAAATCTCTGCTGCTTCTACTCCGTACATAATTTTTAAATTTAATGAAGTTTTACATTGTATCAGCCAACTCGTCTATCTCCTTGTCGCTCATTACTTCTGGCTTGTCTTCTTTTTCTTTCTTGTTCGCACTTGTGGCTGCAGTGGCACCAAGTTTCGCAAGCCCAGCATTAGCTCTTTCTTGATTGAGCGTCGCTAAATCCTCTATTACACCATCATAAAATTCTTCGAAGTCGGTTTCATTCTCAAACTTCATTTTATCGAAGCTTTTAAGAGTACTTTTACCGAATGTTCCAGTGTCTTTGAGCAATGCTTTCAGTCTTGAACGTCTACTATCTGTTTCGCGCTCAGACTTCAATCCCGTTAGCTCTGTTTGTATCGCCTTTTGTTGGGTTATTATAGCCTGTGCCCAAGCTGGTACTTTCTCTTCTTCTTTTTCTGATGGGTCGTTATTTCCTTTGCCGGCATTATTTTCGTTTATGTCGTCTGGATTATTGTTATTCTTAGAATTCTGAATAACACGATTGGATGCCTTTTGGGCAATTTTAAGATAAGGAATAACCGTATCAACCTCCGCTGAAATCTTTTCGTTTATTTCCTCGTCTGAGGCTTCTTCGTCAACATCAAGGTTATCGGCAATATCTGCTGCGATACCCTCAAGTTCATTTGAATTGAACCCTAACGCCTTACATTTAGGTTTCAAAATACTTAATACCTGCTTTGTCTTTTTGTTCATTGTTATTGATATTTAGTGATTAATCATTAAATATCCCAGTATAATTTCACAGCAGTTATTATGGTGCAAATATAATAATAAAGATTTGACTAGCAAAGATTATCTCTAAAATAAGTCTCTGGTAATCAAATCTTTATATTTAAGTATAAATCTAAAGTGGATATGAGAACACCTTTGACGCTTCTGATATTTTATTCTCTATATCTTCCTTGAAAAGTTTCAAAACCTCGATGGCTCCTGGTAAATCGTTCATTTTATAGTTTCCGCATTCCTTTTCTGTTGCTCCCGGTATAGACGAGCTATTAGAGCAGAATCTCAAAGCGTCGACTAAAGCGCAAGCTACCCTTACAATGTCTGGCTTACCTTTAAGTATTAGATAGAAGCCAGTTAGGCATCCCATTGGTCCAAAGTAAATAACTTTTTGTTTATATACCCATTCGTTGCGTAAATAATCAGCCATCAGGTGCTCTATTGTATGTGCGATTTTTGATGTCATATGCTCTTTGTTAGGGCAGCATACTCTCAAATCATACGTTGTAGCTCGCTCTTTCCCTATGCTATCTACCCTTGACACATAAATACCTGGCCTCAACCTAGTGTGGTCTATCGTAAAACTGCTTATCATATTCATTTCAATTTAAGTTTTTTGCATCTGTTATATACTGCATTTTCATCTACACCAATCTTTGTAGCAATTACTTTAGCAGTGTATTTGCCATACATCCGTTTTATAATGTAATCTTCGTCGGCTGTAAATATATGATTTTTCCTTACGCCCAATTCTTGAAGTTTTCGATGAACAGCCCAATAATTCCGTCCAAGCTTTTCTGCTAATTCTCTTGTAGTCATTATTAGAGCATTAACCTTCAAGAAATCAATCTCGTCTTGTGTGAAATGCTTACCTCTACTCATCCTTTCTTTCCTTTCTTTCTGTTTTAGTTATTATTGCTTTCGCTTTATTCTTCATCATTTCGTACATATTGTCTGTTATATCACCCCAATAGTTATATTTCAGAAATGTTGTATCTCTGTTGAAGAACTCCATTTTTGCCTTTATCATTTTTGTAAGTTGGTTGATATCCTCGAACATAGAAAGACTGACATCCTTGTTCGTTTTATGAAGAGTTTCATTCACATTCTTTATGCACGTATCTATGATGTCTATTGCCATGTATAAAGTGACAATTAATTGCACACAAGTTGCCACATCTTGCCTTGGCATTTTCGATGCTTCCAGCGAATATGTTTTATTCTCTCGTTCTGCCTTTTTTAAATATTCAAGGACAACAACACTGAAAAGCTCTTCAATCTTTTCATTTAGTTGCATTGCTTGCACATACTGCCCCTTCCTTAGTTTTTGATCGGCCGCTATCCTTAACTGACGGATTTTCGGTTGATCTTCAAACTGTTGACGCATAAGCTTCATTAGCTCTTCTGGAATTTCTTCCGGTTTCAAAGTTTCCATATTTGATTATTATTGATTGTTGTTCTTTAATAATGTTGTATAAACGTTTGTTTTCTTTTTCAAGCTGCTCTATTCTATGGAGATAAGCTAGTTCCTCAGTGGAACTAATCACTTCAGGATGCACAGCAAGCAGGTTTCTATTCTGCCTTACCAGACTTCTTCTTATATTCATGACACTTTGCTTTAAGGTTCATTTCCATTATACGCTCCACTTGCATTACTCGCTTGGCACTCTCGAAGGAAAGCCTATTCAAGTCACAATTACGGGGCTCGTAAGTCCCTATCACGGTCTCCATGTACTCCATTAGCCAAGTTCTGCGTATGTATCTGTCGGGCAGCTTGAAAATCCAAAAACCTTTGCCCTTCGCTCTCGCTATCTCGCCATACACACAAATATGTGCCTTCATACCTCCCTTTGTGCGTACGTCTGTAACGGTACGCTGTGTTCTGTATATTATAGTTCTTTCCATATTGTTTACTTTGTATATCATATTATTTCTCCTTTCGGTCGTGAATGGAGCCTACAACCTCAACATCGCCTTCATAATCGTTGACAACGACTCCATATAACGGCCATGTGCTTGTGCTTACAGGGTCGGCATACACCACATCGAAGCAGTAACCGCGAACACCATCAACAACATGACCGATAATTTTGCCATCGTGGGCGAGGACATCACCGTCATAAATCTCCTTGCCGTTCTTGTCGTGTAAGCCAGTGAACTGGCAGACGGTCTTGGGGTTAACCTTGTATGTAATGTTTCTATTCAATATACTTTCCTTTTGACGATTCTCGATAATGTATGTATTATCATTCTCCTCGTAGAAGTAGCCACAAGTCCATTCTTTATTATCAAGGCGTTTAGCCTTAAATTTAATAGTTCTCATTTTATTCTTTCCTTTCTTTCGCTTTATTGTCGAATACGTTGCCGATGACTGCCCAGCACAATAGCCGTCCACAGTCAACATGAATCATGATAGAAGTAGTCACAGTATTATCCACAGAACGAAGACAGAACGAGCTATGCTTGAAAACGACAACACAAGCGTATTTTTCGTTAACAATTATACCGTTATCACACACAACAACATCACCTTCGTAGACCTCATTCCCCTTAGAGTCTTTAAGGTTCGTAAACTGTCCCACAGTCTCTGGGTCAACCTCATACCCACCGACCATAGTTCGAGGCGTTAGACCAGTGGTTGTGACCTTCTGATTATGCACCAAGTCACCATATCGCCAAGCGCCTGTAAAGACGTCCTTGCCACGAAATTTGATTGTTCTCATTGTTTATTCCTCCTTTATGCCAAAGGGCGTGCCGTCGGCGAATGTGCAAGTTTTTAATGTTGCATTGAAATCGTCACCTTTATTTGCATGCCAAATTTGTTCATACCCCTCGTCTGTTTTCACCCACCCGAACGGTTGATGCTTTAGCATTTCTTGCCAGCACTCTTCAGCATTGGCGAAAGGGCGGTACTTGGGTTCTGGCTTGATGCGATATTCTACACCATCACCAAAACTAAGATTATTATCATCCCACCATGTATTGCTACCATTAAGAAATCTACTCTGTATTGTCTTACCTTCTGCGAACGCCTGTATAATAGGCAGAAGGTCTTTCGCTTGTTGTCTGTTCATAATAAAAATATGTACTTTAAATTTATATACTATTTTATAGTAACCTAAATTAGATTCTATTTAAACTTCATTAACTTTGTTACTGTTTATATAATCATATAAATGATTAACTTTGTAGCGCAAATTAGAATCGAGGTTAACAACCTCTGGCGAAACAGCCAAGAAAAAAGTCCTTCAAGCCCTCCAGCTCTAAGACATTTCCCCCAGTCCTGTGCTGGGGTTTTTCTTTGTATGGTGGCTCCATGCAAAGTACTCCAAGCAATTTCGCTGAAGAGTATAAATGCCAGAAAGGAGGTTGTTGCCTCATGAAAGATTCTAATTTGCAAGAAAGTAACATGAAGGAAGTGTTTTGCCGATACATTCGCAAGGCAGGTAAGATTATCTACCCTAAGAATGGCAAGTACTTCCATTTCTATGTAACAGCGTAAGTATTACGCTTGTTCTTTCGGGGATGTGTTCCAGGAGACACATCCTTTTCCTTTGCTCATTGTTAATCCTCCAATTCTCCTTTAATGTCTTCGAGTCCGTAAAACTTCAACTCGTTATGCAGATCTTGTATGTCTCGTTTAACGAGTTTTAATATGTCTTCTTTTTGTCTTATTTTCTCTCTTATAATAAATTCAATATCTCTTTTCCCTATAAAAAAGTAGTTTTTCTTCATTGAGAAAAGGTTTAGACTATCAACATTATGAGTAAAACAGTTAATAGCGAGAATATAACTTTTGTCCTCTGGGTGTATCATTATGTACTTCCATCTACACAATTCTCCGTCTACTATTTCTGTTATCTCACAATTGGCTGTGAGTTGTAATATGTCTTTGAATCGTTCCATACTATTTATTTAGATTTCTCTCCCTGCTGTCACCAGGGAGAGGATTAATTACTCAGTTACCAACTCCCAATCTTCCGCAAATACGTCAGATGAAGATGGAACCCATGAGTCTGCTCTACCATCTGGATTGATGATAAGCATCTGATTGGTGTAGTCAATATGAGGATTCTCACGACTCATCAAGATGTTTTTGGCAGACTGAGGAAGCGACTGCATGTTAGGGATAATGTCGGCTGTGATGTGTGATGGAACTTGCTTGACAACAAATAAACCTTTACCGTTCCATCCTGCTCTACGAACAGCCATACCTGCTTTAAGATAAAGTACTGCCGTGCCGAATGTAAAATTGGACAACTTAGCTTTCATCTTATTTGCCTTTATAAATCTGTCTGCCAAGACAAAGTAATATTGCCCCATCGCCCCTCTTTGCACAGTCAACAAAGCACGAGAAAGTGCGTCTAAAGCACTGAACTCATCCGAAGAAAGAAAGTTATCGCATTTATACATGCGTTTTTCAAGGTCTTCGAGTTCAAGAAGCATTCTGTTGACGAACGTTTCAGACGGCTTGTAAGCCTTCTCGAATACATCTGCCGGACTCCAAGACTGATAGCCGCCCTCGCATTCAACAAGGTAGCCAGCCTTGTCTGTTTCACACTCAGAAGGTCTTACTCCTTCCTTCAAAAGCTTGCGCTCGTAGGCTTCACCCATTGTCATAGGCTTTGCCTTTACTGTCTTAGTACCTGTGTACTGTTTCATTTCTTTTCCCATTGTTTACTTTGTTTTGTTAATGTTTTATTTGTTTATATTAGTGCTCTGCGGGATTGTATTTTATCACGAATAGACCGACCATACGCATCCGCTTTACGAACAGCGACAGACAGACGACTATCAACTCTTACTGTCCACATAGATAGGATTTGACGAGAATACGCGCGTTCCCATTTTCGATGCCAATATCTGTTAAAATACGGCTTCTTATTAAACGCAATGCAATACCTGAGATACAGAGGGCTTGCCTTTACTATTTTCTTTGCTAATCGCTGTTTCATAGTCTTAGTCACTTAGTTCAAAATCATACACGAATACATAGGGGTTGTTCTTCCATGTGCCTTTGCCAGAAATTTTATCTATTAGAGCTGCGTAGGCTTTTTTAGCCGTTCGGTACGGAGAGTTTGCTAAGCTTGCGTACGAATACGTCACACCTTTAAGCCCTATGTTGTGCGCCTCCCAAATACCCTCAGCCAAACAGTCATCTTCACAAATATCTTGTAGCCGCTCGGCACGTATATCGGTGATGCGGATGCGGTGTGGCATAAGGTCGGCCTTTACAAACATTTTGTTAGTCCAACCTTTGGAGATTCTTAATTTGTTGATTTCTGCTTCGTTGAAGCCAGCTTCACTTACAAATTCGTTGTATGCTTGTGCTACGGCGACTTCCTCGCCAACGCAATAACGTGAATGGGCTATATTAACAGTACTGTAAGAGAAGGAAGCTCTTCCGAAATTTTTCGGTTCTACGCAAATACCAAAATCAAGATATGGGAGACTGCCAGTGTAGGCAATACGTCTTGTCTGCGTCTTGCGACCTATAAGTACGGCATCAGTCAGTCCGTACTTGTCGTTGAACATAATCTTCTTCATTTTTTTAAATCTTTAGATTTGCGTCCAAGCCCAGTGCCCAAAGGATATGCTGTAGCTCGTGAACGTACTTTATCCTATGTAGAGTGTCACCTTTAAGAGTGACATCTACACATTCACTATTAGGAGTGCAGATAACTTCGATGTTGTGACCATAAATGTATGACACCAGTTTATCTCGCTCCCAACCATTCTTTTCGAGGATTTCGGGAGTAAGAGGAATAGGGTCTAAATCAGGACAGTTATAACCAACATTATATTTATCATTTATAAAACCTTCTTCATAGTTAGTATGTACAGCCTGTACTGTAATAATATTTTTTTCATATCTTACGAGGTCACCTATTCTCAGGTCTTCTGCCTTAATCATTTCTCACCTCCTTTCGGTAGTAAGTCGGCAAGGTAGCACCATTTGCTGATATTAAAGTCACTTACGACCTCATTCCACGGTATGAAATCGTACAGGGCTGTTATGGTTATTTTTGCATCTACAATTTCATCTTCATCCTTTACAATATAAATGATTTGTTCTCCTTCTGCGGGTCTTTCGCTTGCGTCGTGCCATATAGTTTCCTTGAACCATCCGATGCCTTTTATGAAGTCTAACTCACACTGAGATTTTATGTCTTCAGTGTCACATGGAAATGCCCAATTCCCATTATCATAATACTCACCAAGCATATGCTGATGAGCTGCTTCTGTGATTTTCTTTTCGTCTATCATATTATAACTAACTAATGTGAAACTTGTTTTTATCTGCGTAATATGTAATTGATGAGAGCATCATCTTTGGACACTCTACTGCGAGATTGCCGTGCTTGTTTATTAGCTTCCGCATCAAGTCAACTATTTCGCTCGCTTTAAGCGGTATGTCACACAGACATGTTGGGGTGAAGAATTCTCGTTCGGCATCGTAGATAACATCTGTAATGTCTGTGCTTTCAAGTTCGACAGTCTTGTTGCCATATTGGGCTATCATCCGTTGCAAGCTGTCAATGAAGTCTTCGGCATGGACTGAAGGCTCGTATTCGATTTGCATAGGGCGCTTAGGGCCATGTTGCTCTTCCAACATTTTTATGTATACTTCCTGCTTGCTAATAAGCTTAACAGCATCGTTAAAATGCTCCATAAGACGGTCGTAAGCACTCAGTCTGCCAACTTTAAAGAAAGTATAGAAGAGTGCTATGGTGATAGAGAGGCTGGCGATGATTTTCAATATTTCTATTATCATAACTTAGAATTTTTCTCTGATTTTATGATATTGTTCAACAAATGTCTTTTCCGTGACCCATTCGCTGTATCGTGTGCGGTAGTAGGTCTTGGGCTTGCCTGATACCAGTCCGTTCTTGTCGCGAGGAGTGTTGACGCTCTTGTATATCTTCGGGACGATGTCGGTGGACTGGTATGCCGTGACGTATTCGTCCTCGAAGGCTATGTGTGCGGTCTCACGGAACTTGACGTTTTCGAGAGAGAAGGGGCAGCTCATTCGCTACCTCCTTCCGTGTAGGGGTCGGCTGTGCCGAGGAGGTGGGCGGTGTGCTCGTTGTAGGGGATGCAGTAACGATAAGAGCCGCCCATACAAACATAAGGATAGTCTTTATCCTCTTCATAGTAAAGCGAGAAATAGTTAGCAATCCACATCTGTTCTTTACTATCCCTTATCAATACTTTGTCGAACGGCTTGAACGGACATTCGGGCTTTACAGGCTCTACTTGCAGGGTCTCGGGGTTGTACTTGCCTTTAAGTATTCTCTCTACCTTTTCAATGAACTGCTTGCGCTCCTTCTCTGTTGCTTTTCGGAAAAGAAGTGTTGTACAAACTTCTTCTTCACCTGTATTATTATCACAATACAGATTGACGGTAGTGTTGAACTCTGTGTAAGTATCATTTACCCAGCCATCAAAGACAGCAGCCATACCACCCCCTTTTTTTATCACTATGTCCCCTCGCTTAAAAAACTTCGTCCAGTCGCGCATTTCAGAGGAGGGGAAGAGGACACATTCCGAATTAGGGTATGATGTATAATGACCTTCTTCAGTGAATGATGTTTTTATACCATCGAGCTTATATACTATAATACAACATTTCTCATCTATACCTAATGTAACTTCTCCAAATAAAGGAGTGTATAACTTTGTTCCTTTTGGGCAGTCCTTCAATATATCTGCTATATTAATCTTGTTTTCCATTGTTGTAATTTTTATTGTAACGCATTTCCAGGAATTCTATCTTCTCTTGGAGGTATTTCATAGTCTCCTTGAGGTAGGCTATTCTGTAAGTCTCGGCATATTCTGACACATTGACGGTAATCTTGAACACGTCAGACGTGGCGAGGTTACGGATGTGCCGTTGGTCTTTCTTCTGAACTTCTGTTTAATTGTCTTCTTATTCATAGTTGTATGTTTTTAGTTGCGCAGGATATGTACTTTGACGAGCTTGTGTACTGCCCGAGGCTGCGACTTGTGGAAGTCTTCTATAAAGCGACGTTCGAGGTCGTCGTGAAAGATTGGTCGGTCGGACTTGGGGATAAGAATCTCAGCGCGTACACGCTGACCGTTGTCGAACGTGAGGATTGCTGTGCGCTGCTCACGAGGCATAAATGGATTGTGAATCATTTTGCGCTCCTTTCTGCTTCGACAGCACATGAGAGCTGTTCTACTTGCTGCTGTAGCTCCATCTGCGCCTTGTTCGCCTTGTCGCGTTCGGCTCTCGCTTCCGCAATGCACACGTTGCTCACTGACGTTGCCACTATCAGCACAGCGCCTATGCACACCCATGGCAGCCGATGCACAAAATCGTTTACTTCACGGCACACACCCTTTACAAATGCCCATCCGTACTTCATTGCGTAGACGCCTGCCTCTCTGGTCGTAGCGTTGTCTACAAAGTCAATTGTTGTTGTCTTCATTGTTAATCCTCCAATTTCATTATGTCTTGAAACTCATAATACAATATTCGTTTTCTTGCTGATCGTGTGCCATCATTTTTGGGTGGATTCACGTAAATGGTGAAATGCCCATTCGGTGTTATACCGTTCAGCAATGTAGGACATATATCATGTATCCAAAACACCTCTTTTGTTTTGGTGTTAATACACTTATCATCTTTCTTGTATGGTAGGCTTTTGATGTCTTCATTTACAAGTCTTATAATGTTCTCGTTGATAATGTTTCTATCAGCAAGTAAGCCGATAATCTTGTTGTTCATATTCTAAAATAAAAAGCGTTAATAACTTGATTCGTACTCAGATCAGAATTGTATCAATCGTTTGGGTCGTACTCGTCATCTTCCTCGTACTCCTCATCATTGCCGTCATCGTAGCAGTAAGGGTCGTTATCGCCATAATAACCACCGTTGGCGTAGAATGCTTTCCAGTCTATCATAGTAATTCAAATTGCCAAATGGTACATTCTACTGCAGCTCTACTAACTCCTGTGCATACATTCTTTATAGTAGCGTTTACATCGCCACGGACAAAGATTTTTTTATCTCTTACAAGACGCTTATCTGAAGAACATTCTCCTTTTTTCTTGCAATAGATTACCAAGGACTTGTCTAATCCGTTCTTATCAATACCTCTTTTTACATCGACTGGGAACGTGACTTCTTTTTTGTTATCGGCTGAAATGCCCACCTTAGCATCCTCTGTTATTGTTCCTATAAATTCAAGTGCTATCATGTTTAGGTCTAATGAAATATTATTATTACGAATATCATTTCTACAACGAACAGTACAGTGTATACCATACCCCAAACTGTATCTTTGTCTTTCATATGCTTGTCCTCCAAAATTTAAGTATTTCCAAACCAGTATAAAACTTTCTTTTAGTTGCCTTGCGAATACCACATTTTAACAAACCAGCTTTCGTGTAGTTCAATATTGAGTTTCTATGCACACCCAATATCCTGGCAGCCTCTCCAATACTATAACGAGAGGATGCATTTACTATAGGTTCTATTGGTGTTATCATTTTAATCTTCGCTTTCGAATTTTGAAATTTCTTTTTCAACGACATTAATTTCTTGAAAGAAAGAAACCAATGAATCTCTAATACTTGTCAGTAAAGCGTTGTCGGCAATAAGATTGCCAAGCTCTTTATAGAAGTTGGCTTCACTACCAATTTCGTTTCCTGCGAGTAGTTCAAAACTGCCGGTTGTTCTAACATTGGTCGCGAAAGACTCCTCACCATGTCTTCTCTTTGACATCCATACCAAATCCAAAACCTTGTGTTTGTCTCCTCCAAGACTAATGGTAGTTCCTGCTCCGGCAAACAGAATATCAACTGACTCAACTTTCCAATTGGTTTTATACATAATGGATGATATTTTCTTCGAATAACTATCAAATATAACATCCATTTTATTCTTTAATTCTTTCATTTTTATGTTTTTTGTTTCTTCCATAATCCTTAATTTTTAATTGGTTCAACTTATTGGGAGGGTCAGGTTAATCAAATGTACCTCCCATCTTTCTATATGCAAAGGTACTAATAAATCCGCATATATACAAATATACTAATAGATATTTTAGTTAAATATACTAAATCTATAGATATTAACCAGTATTTATTTTCTAACTTTGCAAGAAAAGACATGATAAATATTGAAGAATTATTTTCTCTTACTGATGTTTCTGAAATCATTGGTAAATTAAAGGAACGGTCTATTTATGTTCCTAGTTGGAGTAAGCTCATAATCGAATATGAACCTAGTCTACACGAAATAGTCGAGGATAAAACTGGCCGGCGAGACAAAATCTTACCTGGTGGTATCGTCGAAAAGGCAGCGCGTATTCCTATCGGTCTCGAAAAACTTCTGACGCGCCGTATATCTGAATTTACGGTATCTATACCAGTAAAAAGAATATATTCTTACGACAAGAACGACGGCACTCTTAAATCTATAGCAAAGGCTATAGAAAAAATCTACACTAATGCACATATTGATGCAGAGAACATGAAACGTGCCAAGTGCTATTATGCATCTTGCGAAATGTTCACATTATGGTACACGCAGCGAAAAAAGAACAATCTATATGGGTTTGAAAGTGAATACAAACTCAAATGCCGTACATTCTCACCTATGGATGGGGTGCATATTTACCCTTTGTTCGATGAATACGAGGATTTGCTCGCCTTGTCTTTTGAATACGATAAGAAAGTTGCTGATACCACTATTACTTTCTTTGAAACATTCACATCTACACATCATTATAAATGGAACTCGTCTTCTGAAGATAATACAAACGGATGGCAGCTTGTAACAAGTGACGAGATAAGCATTGAAAAAATACCAGCTATATACTGGTATCGACATGAGCCATGTTGGGAGGGATTAAAGCCAATTCGTGAAAATATTGAGTATACAATATCTCGAAACAGTGATGTTATTGCTTATAACTCTGCACCAATATTAAAAGTTGCCGGTGCTATTGTAGGAGAGGAACACAAGGGCGAAACACGACGAGTTTACAGAGTTATGGAGAACGGTGATGTAAGCTATGTTTCATGGCAACAGGCTATAGATGCCCTGAAATATCATGTAGACACTCTCATTAAGCTGTACTTCATGCTATCACAAATGCCAGATATTTCTTTTGAGAATATGAAATCACTCGGAAATATAGGCTACGACTCGCGCAAGACACTTCTAATGGATGCTCACCTCAAAATAGGAGAAGAAGCTGGTAAGTGGACGGAAGGCTTCGAGAGAGAAGCAAACGTAATAAAGGCATTCCTTGCAAAGATGAACACAAGTTGGGCTGATCGCTTGGATGAAATTTCCATTGAGCATGTTATCACTCCTTTCATACAGGAGGATGAAGCCGCTGAGATTGAGAAATGGATGAAGGCAGATGGCAATAAGCCAATCATCAGCCACAAGGAAGCCATACGACGTGCTAACCTTACAGACAATGCAGACGAAACATTTGAGGAGATTCAAAAAGAAGAACAAGCAGAGAGTGAAAGGTCTGCTCAATCAATGCCTAACTTATTTTCAGAATAATGAGAAAGAAGCAAGAAGTTATAATAAAACGCTTTTGTAGAGATTGTGCTCATGCTCGTGACTTTCACAGCATGAGCCTTCTTAATGAGCCTATACTATGTAAATGTGACTTCCAACGATATAGTATGTTGCTGAACCACGATTTCTGTGAACATTTCAAAAATAAAACGTGATGGCAAATATAAAAACACCTAATCAGAAAAAGGCATACAAAGATCTATCCAAGAGATTGAACCAATACACAAAGAAGGTGTTGGCTATATACACTATGCTTGCAAAGGAAGCCGCCAGCATTGCTTTATCTGAAGGATATGACGGGAACGATGAATTCTTATTTGCCAACTATCCTAAGACAAAGCGTAAGATAAAATCTCTGCTTGACTTCTTTTACCAAAATATGAAGGCCCTTGTATATAGCGGTATTTCTGACGAATGGGAGAACAGTAACACTCTTCAAGACTTACTAGTGCGGCGTGTCATGAAAGCATACACGAAACGTATAGGGCAGAAGCGCGTCACGGAATACTATGAGAAGAATAATGCTGCAAAAGAAGCATTCAAGCATCGCACGATAAATGGTTTGAACCTGTCACAGCGTATATGGAATCAGCAAGAAGATGTAAAGAAGTCGTTGGAACGTGCGTTATCTACTGGCATAGAGAAAGGCATGAGCGCAGTAAAACTAAGCAAGCGTGTCAGTAAATATCTCAATGATTATCCATCACTCGCCAAAGACTATAAGAAAAAGTACGGTAAGGCTGTAGACGTGTCAGGATGTGAATATCGCAGTGTTCGCCTTGCCCGCAACGAGATAAACATGTCTTACCGCGCTGCAGAACAGGCGCGTTGGCGTAATCTTGATTTTGTCAAAGGGATTGAGATTAAGACAAGTGGAAGTCACCCCAAAGAAGATATGTGTGACATCCTTGCCGGGAAGTACCCTGCTACATTTAATTGGTATGGATGGCATGTGAATTGTATGTGCTACGCTATACCAATTATTATGAGTGAAGAAGAGTATTGGAGCGGCAAGCAACCGACTAACACAATGCCTGGGAACTTCGATGGATGGATGCGGCAAAATAGTAATAAAGTCAATAAATCATCATACATAATACGATATGCAGAAGAATTAAAGAAAGAAAGTCTTGTGAATCTCAGTGCTCCTAAAGTAAACAAGAAAAAATCAGAATTAAAAGAATTCATAAAAAAAACTGTTGCCAATAAGTTCAAAGAAGTAAAGATTGAAACTGGTGATACGGCGAGGAGATTATATCTAAGCAACAATGGTGAAGAATATGTTGTTGGTAAAACCTTTCTCACTGAAACCATGGCCAAGAACATAAGGAATAGTAAACTTAGTGAAACATTGCAAGTCGCATCTGAAGTAAACGAATGGTTCCAGGATGCAAAATTTGAAAGGATAGAAAATGGTGAGCACCATGATTTCAAGTTCAAGGTTTTTTCAGCTACATATAAAGGGAAGAAAATTGAATGCAAGGTTAAGCTCACAAAAGAGAATATTCTTTATACTATGAGATTCATAGAATAAAAGATGAAATAAAGGAAGGGACTGGAAATCCCCCCGAAGTCTGCATCTTACGACCGACGTGTGAGGGGCCCATCCAATCCCTTTTTATATTGAGTCATCTTTACCGCTGTAAAGGTACGCAAAAACTTTTAATTAGCACTATAATCTTCTATGAATTTTAATTGGTTTAAAAAGCTCAACTGTTCTTTACTATATGAATCGCCTCAAATATTTTCATACCTGCTGCATCAAGCCCTACGATGTTACCATCGTTCGACTCGTTCATTTCATTGTATATCTTCATTGCTCCTCTAAGGGCTGCTAATAATTCTTCTTTCATGACTTTGGAGTTTTAATGGTTAGAAGCTTGCTTTTAATCCTGCTTTTCTGTAGGCTTGCATTATAACTTGGCTTACACGCTCTTGAATAGATGAAGAAATGTCAAGAATGTCGCCAATCATAATCATTGCAGGAAGGTGATCTGTTTTTGTGATTGTAGTTGTTTGCTCGACAAGCGTCTTCAAACAGTCGAGGTCGGACTTGATTTCCTCAATATCCAACATGTACTTCTTGGACTTCTTTCTTGGTACAGGTTCGGTAACAATTATTCCACGTCTCTGCAGGTTGTGAAGCCACTTACGTCCTTTCTCTGTCCATAGTAGCATTGAGAAAGACTTGCCTTTCTTTACTCCTGTCTTGGTAACAGTAAGACCATTACTTGCGAACTTACTTGCCATTACCCATGCATCATTTGTCTTGTAGATAATACCGGCAGTCTTCAGCTCCGCATTAAGGGCTGCAGCACTCTTTGCGCCCAACAGCTTTGCCATTTCCGTAGCGTTGTAGTACTTGCCGTTAGCATTGAGTACTTCCTCTGCATAGCGTGCGCTGTCAATCACATCGTCTACCGTCTGCACTGGCAGGAACTCTCTTTTTTGGTTCTCTACTTCCAACTGGAGTTGTTCTACCCACTCCTTGGTTTCCTTGACTTGAGCCATCCAGCTTTCGTCTTTCTGAAGCTCCTTGGCTCTTTCTGTTAATTGTTTTCTTGGTGCCATAACTCTTTCTCCTTACTTATGGTTTACCTGAGCTCATTTAATAAAGTAGGCAGCCGCTCATTACGCCTTGGTTGGAGAAAGAGCTACCAATAGCTGGTAGGTGGCGTAAATCACGACTGCCCATAATTATGGCTGTACTGTAAAAATATCAATATGTCTGAGCTTAACGCGCTCAACGGCTATTAAGATAGCTCCTTCTCCATATACAAAGGTACTAATTTTTTCGCAATCCACCAAATTTTAGGCAAGAAAACTAAAATTATTTCTCTGTATATGAGCGTGTTAGAACGTGTCTACCACGAACTTTATTATCTTATCTTTACGGATGGCTATCTTCTCTTTGTCCCATGTCCTATCCGTTTCTGTCATGTCTCGAACCTCTTGCTGTTGCAGCAGTTGAGTGTATGTCTTGCGCTTATCCTCAAACGGAATATTGCCGATAGAGATATTGTGCTGTGCCGACAGAAGAAGATAATTACCAAGCGAATCCAAATACGACTGTTGGAAATCTTCGTCATACTTACAATACCCACTCTCAGGATTTTCTGTCTGTGGAGCAATGTGTTCCAGTTGCGGCTTAATTACTGCATCAAAGCGTAGCAATGGATAGCCCGGCTTTCCTTCCTCTATCAAATGGTTCTCATACTCCCAAAGTATCATCTTGATAACGTCACGATTCAGCCATCCATGCAACGCACGATTGAACTCAGTGTTGTTCCAATAGCCCCAAAATCCACCATCTTGAACTTTCATCCATTCTATGCGGTCAATAATGGGCTGCACATCACCCGCAAAGTTTTGGAATACTTCACTCAACCTCCATGTGAGTATGGCACGTGTGCCTACCACACGATTGCGCATAAAGATTGAAACCATAGCTTTTGCCAGTCGCTTGAAGTCTGCTTCAGGAACATTGTATTTGTATGCCTTTACGATGAATGGCATCATAAGTGCTGGTACGCTAACCACATACAATACATGGATGTCAAAGTCATATTTCTCTTTTTCAAGGAATGCAGCAATGAACTCGAAACTCATAACAAGCGAGTGTGTAAAATCACGGATAAACACTATTCTTGTGTCTTTCTCCAATTCGGAGTATATCTTCTGCACGGCATTCTTCTCGCCAAGAGAATTGAAGAACACTCTCAATGTGTAAATGAGTACATCATCCTCCTTAACCTTATCCTCTATGATGGAAACGTACTTGTATACTTCCTCAAAGCGATTCTTTATCTCACTGACAAGTTCATGTTTTTCTTCCTCATCAGAAGCGTAAAGATGGATATTGTACAGGAATTGGGCCTTTATTATTTCCAAATCAGACGGTTTCTTTCCACGATTATTTTGGAATATGAACATTTGTATGGCTTCCGCCTCGTCATTAACCGTATGGGTAGTGCATGAAGCGTTGACAACAGCACTCATTAACTCACTAAGCGTAGCTTCGTCCATGTCCGACATTATTCTGCAGAAGTAGTCATAAGCTGCTACTATGCGTTTTTGTGACTCTGTGGTAAGACCGTTTGTGTCGTTCTTTATTTGGTTGATTACATAGTCCTTGAACAGTTGGCTATCGTAGTCAACAGTCGAGAAACGGTAAGTCTGACCAACCTTTATCATTGCGCCATATGTGAAGAGTTCTTCCTCACTTAATTGTCTGCAAACTTTTATGCGAGCATAAAGAGCGGATATGAATATTGTTATTGTGGTCAATCTTTGCTGACCGTCAATAATAGCATAGTTCTTATTACCCTTGTCTTCAAACAGAAAATGTCCGAAATAGTACTTTGAAGATGATCTACTACTGATGTAATCCTGTAGGTCTATGATAAACTGACTTACCTGCTCAATGTCCCATGCATAGGCTCTTTGGTATGCCGGAACAAAGATTGTGTTGCCCGACAGCATTTGACTGATACTTGTAGATGCGTCCATTTATATAATTTTGTTATAATCTCGGCTCTTTGTTACTTCTTGAAATAGCCAGAGTGATATAGATATACTATGCAAGCACGTACAACCCATGAAAATCCAAGCATTCCTACAGATGCTATTAGACTCATTATAGCTGTCATAAGCGTTGGTAGTGTTGATGCAAATGACGAATATTCGTCTGGCAATACGACAAACAGTATGACTATAATAGACAATAATGAAAGGACTATACCAAGTTTCGCTATTCGGCTTATCCAATCCGCTACTTCTACATTGTCGTCAACAGATGGTTTTTGGTTACTTGTCTCTACCTTAATGTCTCCTGACGGTAACATGCCTCCAGGCATATATTGATTATTTCCCATTATGATGCGCCCGTCATGCCGTTAGCCCAGCTTTAGTTAGTACTTTAATACTAACGCATCAAGTCAGAAATTATTATGTTAAACCAATTATTTTTCTAAACGACATTGAAATCAACACCATCATAGTCTCCATCATCAAGCACGATTTCACTATTTCGGTACATACGTTTTACCTCTTCCAAGGCATCGTGTGAAGATTCTGCATTTATCTCGACGATGCGGCTGAGTGTTTCCTTGATGTATATTTTGTATCTATCCATATTTGTTGTTTGTTAAATGTACTTGTCTAATACGTTTTCAAGCTCGTTTCTATTGTATTCGGGAAAATTTTCACACACTGTGTCTACTGCCCACATATAAGAGTTCTCTCCGTCGTTGAATAGAATCCAGAAACATTCCGTATACTTGTCAAAATTTCGTTGAATGTGATTTGTCTTGTACCATTCCATTGCTTCCGCATAGGCAACTTCAAGCTCTTCGCGTGTTACTTTTTGGTAGTTTTCAAATTCTATCATAATCTTCGCTTTATCTCGTACAACAATATTGCTATTTGTTCTTTTGCCAAATACATTTCTTCTAAGATGTCCTTTATATGGTATGGTGCTCCGTTTGCTCCATGCCCATCTTTTCCTATCCATAATGAGGTTTCATAATCCACATCAAAGTTCTTTAGGTATTTCTCTAATTGAATAACAAATGATCGCAATTTTCTTTCTTCACATTGTATGGAAAACACAAAATCATTAGTTCCTATCATTTGTTCAAATTCAAAATTCCCATTATCAATGGAAACTTTCCAACCACATAAATTAGCTATATTTTCTATTGTTTCATTCATAGTCTCTAATATTTAGCATTACAGGAAAACGTGGAACCATTGCATCGGTATATCCTTGATGCTGTATTGTAGCCTTCTTTCCTATTAACTTGTTTCTTTCATTAAGATACTTGGCCCGAAGTTCCTTGGAACCTGTAGGACGTGCGCAGAAGTTGAAGTTTTCCGCTTTAAGCAAGAATATAGCCGTACCCGCATCATTACCTCCGGCTTCTAATACATCAACAACCTCAAACTCTGTTGTGTCAAACACTTTTAATTTCATTAGGTCATTGCTGCGTCCTTCTATATACCCGTGTCCTATGTTACGGATTATCGCCCCTTCATATCCTTGTTTTACGAACTTATCATGCAATTCTTTTATTTGTTCTTCTGAATGGCACATATATGTCATTGAGCGGTATACTGGCCATATAGTTTTATCTGCCGGTATCTCACATTGAAGGTTGATGAAGCGCATTTCAAATCCTTGCTCTTTAACAGGCTTATCGTATACAACCATTTTGAGCTTAGCTGTAAGTTCTGTTTTGCATTTTACTGCAGAACAAATTTGCTGGAATGTAAGTTCATTGTGGTTGTATATTTCACCGTCTAAAGGCAGAAGACTACGGTGATGTTCAGCCCATTCTTTTATTTGAGGAACGTCGTATTCTTTCCCTCCTCTTGACATTAAACGTATAAATCCATCATTATCTTCATACAAAAGACATCTGACACCATCATACTTCGGTTGAACAAAGCACGGGAATTTAACCTGTGCTTTGTCGTATTTAGTTGCGAGCATCGGCTTCATAACCAATCCTCCTCTTCTTCATTGCCGTAATCACTAAATCCTTGATTTGGATCTGCTGTTGGCATGTCGTCTATGTATTCGCCACTCTCTGTTATTGATGGCCATTTAATATTAGGGTTGTCACCATACGGATATTTACCGTTTCCGAATGCTAGTCCAATCCCTATTTGCCGAATGTCTTCTGTCACATTGTCTGTGATGACCTTGTGGCCATCAGGACAAGTTATCTCGCCGCTATTGTCGTTATAATCCTTGTATGAATAGCCATTCATTTCAGCAAGCAATTCATAAAAATCCTTACCTCCGAACACTCCGTAGCCCTCATAGCAGTTCTCCTTCCACTTGTTACCTTTGTCGTCAACAAGGTAAACAGTATGTTCCTCGCCATTCACAATCCGATGGTGCGTGTCCATCGTAAACCAGCTGAACTGTCCCATAGTCTAATCCTCCGTACAGTCTAATAAGATTTCGTCTTCAAACGCTCCCTTGAATGCATCTATGATATCTTCAGTGTAACCAATTATGCCATTCCACTGAAGATATTTGTCGAACAGTTCATATGCATCCATATCGTTCACTCTCGCTTCTTTATACTCAGCCTCTTCAATGAGGTATTTTTTTAATTCTTCCTTTGTCATAGTCATTTGATTTTATCTTGGTCACAAAACAATACGTTACCTACTATATAGTCTTTAATGCCGGCTGCATTAATAAGTCGTGTTGCCTTAGCATTGTAAGGTAGGTTATTAAGTTTACCTTCCTCATTGCAAACAAGAAGTTTATCTTCGATATGAAGAACTTCAATATATCCGTCAACGAATTTATTTAATTCGTCAAGTGAGAAGTCAGTCCCATTTGCAGGATTTACTTTCTTTATGGAACCACTTGCCATAATTATTACTGATTGCATAGCTCGTACCCTTCTATTGTTGAATTGTATTTTATTTTACCCTCATATTGAAGCATCTGCATTGCAGTGTGAAAGTCAAACACGTTAAAACCAACCTTACATGCTTCCGCAATATAACGCTCTTCATTGTTACCGTTCTTGATAGCCTTAACTATTCTCATTTTGAATAAACTTACCTTGCTCATAATATTATTAATTATAGATTGAACAACCAGTGTTGATAATTCTCTTGGCATTGTTTATTGTAACTGCCTCAGTCTTGAAGTCAATAAGAACTGATACGAAACCATTTATATCCTCAAACCTTTGAATGATATGGTTTTTGTAAGTGATACATTTTTGTTTCTGACATAATCTTTAATTATTTAATTGGTTCAACTTATTGGGAGGGTCAGGTTAATCAAATGTACCTCCCATTTCTCTATATGCAAAGGTACTAATAAATCTGTATATATACAAATATACTAATAGATATTTTAGTTAATTATACTAAATAAACTATTGTATATCAGTGGTTTACATTGTCTGCAATAGTTTCAACGAAAAAAAATAATAAGCCGCACGGAATAAATCCACACGGCTTTTGTATTACAGGAAATCTCTCATAATCTGTTCATCCGACATATTGTTTAGCCATTCTTCGCATTTCTCTATAACACCAGTTGCTGCATCTGGCGCATCATCATGAGCGTTATATCCCTCTTTGCGATAAGCTTTTAAATCATGCGCAAATTCTGGCCATCGCTGTTCCCAGTCAGAGGGAAAGACAAGTCGGTTATTTACTTCATTCGAACGTGTGAATATTCGTATCTGTTTGTTCTTAGACTGAGTAAACGTTACGAATCTTGTCTTACGGTTACCATACTCTTTTGTAAGGCGTTCTACGTTTCGAGCATATGAACGACCTCCGTTATTGCTTTCTACAAAGCAAATGTCTGTCTTGTTGCGTTTTAACATATTGGCTTGAGCTGGCTCTGTGAACTCCATTGGACGCTTTGTGTATAGCACATCTGTTACATAGTAGCCATCATCATGTGCGTCAAAGCATATAGAGCACAGGAAATCAAATCCAGTGTCTGCAGAGTCTGTATAGTTGCCAAGCATACGTGCTTTTCTTCTTTCTGGCAATGTATCGTACGTTCTGAAAGCATGATACATAAGTCCCTCCATAGGTGTAGGATTCTGCATATACTGTGTCTCGAATACGAACTCACTGGCGTGTTTGATTTTATAAAGTTCTTCTAGTGTGTGCTTGAACGGCCACAATGCGTGTTCTGTTCCATCATCGTCACGCTGTATGACAGGCAAAGAAACTACAGTCCAATCATTAGGCTCAATCTCTTGCAAATATCCACATAGGTCATGCTCATGCAATCGCTGCATAATTATGATAATTGGTGTCTTACGTGAGTTCACACGGTTTCTTATGGTAGTCTCAAATCGTCTGTTGATAGACTCTCTTACATTGTCAGACAAAGCATCATCTGGACGTAAAGGGTCGTCAATAACAATAGCACCCGAAAAATGATCCGGATTGAATTGTGCAGTAAATTCATCAATGTTTTTTATTTCATCTTCTGTCATTTCTGCTTGGCCGGCACCAAAACCAGTAATCTGTCCAAGCGTAGAAGTAGCGTATTCACCACCACCAGCTGTAGTACTCCACTTAGCACGTGTATTGTCGTTCTTTCTTATTTGTACTTCGGGAAAAAGTGTTTGAAAATAGGTAGATGTGATAGTGTCTTTTACTGCCATGGAATTTTCTTGAACCAAACTTCCTGAATATGATATATGCAGAAATTTTGATGCTGGATTTAATGCAAGTCCATAGGCTATAAACATTTGAGAACAAAGAAGCGTTTTACCATAACGTGGAGAAATGTTTATTATAAGCTTATTGGTTTTGCCTTTAATAACATCCATCAATGCATTGCATATAATCCTATGATGTTCACCTACAACATACTCTCTGCGAGCTGTGTAAGCGAACATCTTAGTGGTAAACTGCAATAGCGAAGACGCTAAAAGCTGTCTATGAAAAAAACGTTGTTTTTCAAAATCCATTTATATCTTTCAGTTCATTAATATCGTCCATAGATAGTTTTGGGAATTTGAATTCTTCGCCATCTTTACCTGTGACTTCCTGTATATGCTTGTCTGCAAGGCCATTCAAACGAGCAACTATATTACTGTCAAACTGGTGTATAAGCGCACCGTCAAGCTGTTGTGATGCAACAACATTTTCAATTTGCATTATGACTGGCTCAAAACCTTTGCGCTTCATATTACCTCGCTTGAAATCTGCCCATTTTTGAACTATTCCACAGAAAGCACAAAATCCATATAGAGTGTAAGCCCTTTGCATAACACGGACTTCTTGACGCATGGAATTACTTTGTTTACCATTTTCTCCTGCTATAGAATTGCTTCCTGTTTTGACTTGCCAAGGATTGTTCTCGACATCATCACAGTAAGCCACAAACTTATCCCAAAGTTCAGCGGCAGACTTTATTTTAAAAGGTCTGCCAACTGGATTTGGAATTCTATGTACAAACGATTTTGTATTCTTCTGTGATGTATCTTGCGTCATGATTTTTTAACCTTTACAAGTTTTCCACATTTGGAGCAATGGTATTCCCAGTATTCAGACGGTTTAGCCTGCATTCCCGTTTCCATTGCTCGGGCTTCTTGCTTAAACTTAGCGTCTTTCTGTTCCTCTGTCAGAACTACTTTCTTTTGTGCTTTCTGCGTAGGAGGTATAGACGCATCTGCTTTAGAGATTGTGTGCTGCGGTTTGGGTTTTTGATCCATACCAAGCATAGAGAGAATATTCTCATCAAAGCAATACTGCAACGATTGCGGAGCCTCCAAGTAAGACAACTCCTTTCGGAGTTTCTTTTCGTTCCAACGAGCGAACTCGGATGTCTTATTATCTGCAATGCGATATTGCTGTATCTGCTCATCAGTGAGATAGTCTGTGCGAATACAAGGAACTTTCTCAAAACCTAACTCGGTTGCCGCTTTGTACAGGGCATTACCTGCAACGATTACGTTGTCTTTATCAATGACGATAGGCTGTTGAAAACCGAATTCCTGCAAGGACTTCTTTATCATTTCAACTACACCGTCTGTTTTATGTGAGCCATTGTATGGTTTTACGTCACCAATAGCAAGCTCTATAATTTTATCGTTAATCTTTATTTCACCCATATTATTAGTCTTCTATATCAATGACTTCTATGTTGCCACAATACGGACAAACGACTTTCATAAAGTGCGTTCCGTCTTCACGTGTCTGCAATACAAACAGATTCTCTGCTGGGTCAAGTTCTTCATCAGAAGAACTACCTACGGACTCACCATTTTCACCTTCAGCATGGAATTCTTCTGGTTCTTCAGTACCATAATTCTCTTGGTCATAAGAGGTGTTCTCTGTATCTTCGTAATCATTCATAAAGCCTCCCATTTCTTCGGCTTGTGCGTTAATGGTCTTTATGTCGAAGTTCAACATATGGTCAATATCCTCAAAGAAGAAAGCCTGCATTTCTGTTGGGACTTCCATTTTTCGAAGTTCCTCCAGTAGCTCGTCTTCATCAAATTCTGACTTCTCGGCGAGTTTATTATCTGCTATACGGAATTTCTTTGCCTCTTCATCATTCATATTTGAATAAATGACAGGCACGTACTCCAAACCAAGTTGGAATGCAGCAACGTAACGAGTATGACCACAAATAATTACTCCTTTTTGGTCACAGATGATAGGCTTAATAAAGCCAAACTTATTGAAACTTTCCTTTACTGGTTCAATGGCATCCGTATTGTCTCGAGGATTGTCATAGTAAGGAAAAATATCTTTTAATTTTACTGACTGTATTTTCATTTCTTGTCTTTATTAATTTCTACACCACTACGAGCCACACGTTTTTCGTCAACGACTTTTTCGACTGCTGCGGAATACTTGTAGTTCTTAAATACTTTTGCAAAACCTGTAATGTACTTTAGCTTCACAAGTTCTTTCATTTCAAATCCAAGTTCTTCACATATCTTACGCTCCGGAACTCCATCACGCAACATATTGAAAAGAATGTTAGACATTCCGTCTACAGAGTGACTGCCACGAGCACGATTGTGTCTTACAGTTGATGCCATACGCTGATCAATATCCTTGTCAATAACGACTATTGGCAAACGACCGTGGCATCGTTCCGCTATGTCCTTGAACTTGCGTATAACGAGGTTTCGGTGGAATCCGTCTACAATTACATACTTCTTCAATTTCTCATCCCAAATGGTTACTATAGGCATTGTATAACCGTCCTCGCGCACCGATGTGTACAAGAGGCGCATTTCTTTGTCAGCTACGGAATTTGGGTTGTAGTTGTTTGCTACAATATCTTCCATGGGAATCCAAAGAACACGTTCTACTGGGTTTGCTTTCTCGGGAGAGAAGGAATAAAGTATCTCTCTTACTTGATTTAGAAAGGCAAATTTATCTGAAGCCTTATCATACTCTTGTTTTAATAACTCTTTCAAATCCATATCACTATTTCTTATTATGTTCTAACTCGGCTTTCTTAATGTCAGCATAATGGTCTGAGCAGAATTGGTGCATTGCTCTGTCAACATTCCGAAATCTACTTCCGACAAAATCTTCACAGACAATACATACAGCGCCGAAATATCCGACAAAATCTTCTATGTTTTTTCTTCCTGCATACCAATATCCAATTTTGTTCAGCCATTTGTCGCGTACTTGCCGATACATACGAACAATCTTTTGACCATTCTCTTTCTTTTCAGAAATGTTTTCTGCTAAATAAGACACATACTCGTCCCAGGAAGCAAAATATGGTGGTAATTGCGAAACCCAATAGGCTAAACTATTATGTGCTTGTACAGTTGTATTTAAGTTGTCAACTCTTTTCTGTAGCCTGTTGTAGAATTTCGGGTCTACCTCTTTTATGAATTGCACATCATGAATAGCATTTTCATGAATAAGTGAGCTAACACGACAAGCCTTTAACGGCTTTTGCGTAAATTCATAGTTATAAAGTTTATTATATGGTATTTTCTTACTGAAAATATAGTACCATACATCGTTTACCTTCCAGTCCCAGATAGGGTATAGTACCATACTACGAGGCGTGCCGTCTTTATAATAGCCGCCACCACCACCCCATGTAATACCGTTGTATACATTGCCGTGTGTCAATCCCGACATACGTGCAGGTGATTCTTCTATACGAACACCACCTATACTTACAAAGCTTTTACCGAAAAGAGTTTTTTGTACGCATGAAAGGGTGTGGGTGAAATATTGGTGAACCTTCAAGTCTAAATTCGCATGTGGATTGTTTGGCTCCTTTTCTCGACACCACTGTTCGCCTGGCCCCCATACGTTAAACCAATCACCTTTTGAGGCGTTCCATTCTTGAAAGAAAGACTGTACCCAGTAAGGCTCAACCCAAGGCAGATTCATAATATAACGAATATACTCAACCGTCATCGGTGTTTCAGCCTCTTGATCAAGGAATAAAACAGGAATCTTTTCAATCCCCATCTCATCCATAATTTCCTTTGCCAAATACAAACATACGGTAGAATCCTTTCCACCTGATATAGTTATGACAATAGGGCGTTTACCGTAAAACTCGTTAAATATATAGCGATACCTTTCAAGGGCAGCTTCATAAACGTTTTTGTCACTGTAAAATATCATATCTTATAGTCCATGTAGTCCTTTGCTACTTTTAATATTGCATGTCCACATATATCAGAGAGGATGAAATGTTTTCCCTTTTCTCTAATAAAAGGTATAACATTTCCATAACCGCAGTTGAAATCAAGGATAGTATCAAACTTTTCTGCCAATATTTTTAGGAGCTCATGGTCGGAACTAAATTTAAATTGTTCGGAGTTGTATCCTGCAATTTTGAAGTTTTTCTTGTCTTTGTATGGATAAAAATATATGTCTTGTACCCACTGAGGCTTCAATGTTCGTAACATGTCCGCTCCACATAATATGAAGCTTGGTATTCCAAGTTCTTTAATTACCTTTTCTTGATTCAAAAGATAATCTTTATATGGTGGATATTGCGTCGTATTGCTACGTTGCATGAATTTTTTATATCCATGTCTCCAAGCTGGCTCCGAGTATATACAGTCAGCGTTTCTAAAACGGGGTGATACACCTTTACTAATGTCATGTCTGAAAACTACGTCACCATTGGACTCGTAAATGTCAATCGTCGGTGCTTTTTCAAAGTTTTCAGTTTCAAAATCCGATGCATAATTACTTTGAATCTTCATGATTTTCTGTCCTTTAATAATACCCTATTTACTGAGTTACTGAAATTTTTATTCAAGTATTCCTCAAGTTTATTCATTATTTCACTATTGTTATGCCCACGAGCAGCGTTGTGCATTATTGTTGCGTATCTCAATTTTTCCTCGTCAAACTCAACAAAACACACAGGTACCATTTTGTAGCCTATTACGCAAGCAGCTCGATAACGATTCTCTCCATCTACAATTTGCATTGTAGATCTGTTGACAACTATAGGTTGTGTAAAACCGAAATACAACAGTGATTTTATCAACAAGTCGAAGCTGTCTGCATCATGAGTGTTAGGGTTGTAATCATTTGGGTAAATATCATCAACTTTGACATATTCAATATGCAACGGCTTCATCTGTTCCACTTCTATATTATCTTTCGCTAATTTTAAAGCGAGGTTTTCTTTAGAGTTTTTTGTATTCATCGAGAAATTCTTTATTTACTATTTCTTTAACAAAGTCTTTTGTTGACTTGGCCAAATATGGATTTTGAAATTCTTCTTTCCAATTCACCTTTTCAACATCAAGTTGGTTATCGTAGGTGCTGCTGTATCTTTTGAATTTTCCAACCTTCCCTGGGTTTCCAAAAGAACTTCTATACGCACCAAAGTGTTGTACCAAACCTGGGACTATCGCATAAAGGCAAGTGTTCTTGAACTGTAGGAAAGCTCGCATTCTGGAATCATCGTAATAGACTGGATCTTCTGTCATTTTATTAGAAACCTCTACGAACTCTTTCCCAAAGTCATTTGGATATACACACGCTTGGAGCCAAAAATTTGAGCGTGTCGAAATTACGTGTTTGCCTTTCTCAAAGCAATCAGTGTAATCTCCATTCGTTGGGTTGTAAAAACTTATAACATTGTTTTCCGGAGCATTTGAAAGAATGTAGAGTATCTTCTTTAATATGTTTCTGTCAAAAGAAATATCGTCATGAATAATCATTCTGTGTGTTCCTTCGGCAACTTCTTGCGTTAGTGCACATGAATAATTGTCCCATAACCCCAATCCTCTATCCATAGAAATGCTTACATCTATTCCAAATGGTTTCGCACTTGTCTCGATTAATTTTTTTAGATATTTACCCTCTTGTTCCCTCTTTGGGATATTGAGGATAATTATTTGTGAAAGCTTTATCATGAGAGTTATTTTTTAATAGTCCATTCTCCTCCACGTTTTGCAATACGACTGATTGCTACAGCAAGTCTGTTACGATTCATGTCACTTCCATAGAAAACCTTTCCGGCTTCATATGCTGCTTCTGCTACGAGTCCTTGTCCTAAGAAGAAGTCTGTTATGGCATTAAATGGTACATCCTTACAAATCTTGAAGACAGCATCCCATTCATCCATTCCTTCAAGTCCCCAATCTTCTTCCGTCTTAGACCCTTGTACAATCCAACACACATTTTTTTTATTATGATAGTATGTGCTGTTGTAAATCTTAACATAAGGGAACAATGATTCAACCATTGGAATGATTTGATTTTTGTTACGAGCAAAGCATTCTACGAAAAGTCTGTTAGGATTTATCTGTTCGATACACTTTTTAATATGTGCAACAAACTCGTCAAAACTTTGTACCGGACACTCCTTTTCTGCTTTTGTATAATACGCTTTTAGCACACCTTTATTTCCTGCCGGGTCTATAAATACGCAATCGGCATTTTTGGAAAACTCTGGGATTTCTAAAGTTATATCGGCAATAGTAATTTTACTGCCGTTGGCTAAACTGTATACTTCTCCTTGTGTAATGGGGTATTTATCAATACTTCCATCATAGCGCAATCCTTTCTGTTTCATAGTCATTTACAATTATATAGTTGTGATATTCTGAAATGGTGTTTTTACCAAAGATATGTTCAAGAACTTTCTTAGAGTAAATGTTATGACGAAACTCAACATCACATTTTTCATATGTTACGGGGTGATAATCCTCCTTGTAGAACATAAGAAACTTCCTTGCGTTACTCTTAGATATAGCAATCAATGCATATGCAGAGAGATATGACGGTGAGCCAAACAAAGCTATTATGTTGTCAAACTTTTTACCAGCAAAGCCATGTCCTGTAAAAGGACTATTAATCAACCTATCTGTAAACTCTGGATGCTTCGCTTTAAATTGCGATAACATACCCTTACTTGGATCAATACCAAGATAATCATTTGGAGAAACATTGTAAATCTCCGTTAGCAATCCAGTACCGCAACCTATGTCTAAAATTGAACCTTTTAGAGGTGGGAGCATTGCCCCCACCTCACGGTTCTCAACTAAACTTCTTTCATCACGAAAGAGGTCGTCGTACTTGACTGCTATGTCATCATACTGGGAATAATTCATTTTCTACCGTTGGTTTTTGCCAAATCAATTTTTTACTTGATATTGTTATGTACTTTTGGTGATTGTAGATATTGCAACCAGGAAACATTGCTTTTAATTGTACACGGTCATACTTGAAATGATGCATTTCTTTGAATTCTTCTGGTTCAAAATCCTCTCGATAAAACATCAAACAGTAATCAAGTCCACTCTCACCAAGTTTCTCTAAATATTGGTGCATAAAATACGAAGCTGTTCCAAATAGAGAAATAACTACACTGTCAGCAGATAACCATCTATTGATGGATTCCTCAAACGAATTTGTTGAGCAGCGTCGATAAAATCCTAATGCGTTTGCTCGGAATTGCTTTATCGCCTTTTTGCTTGAATCTACTCCATAATACATTTCAGGCTTTATTTTTGTTAGCTTTACAAAATCGCCATTTCCAATGCCAGCCTCGAATACTTTTTTATCTTTAAATGTATAGAGGATGGTCTTTGCCATTATGTCCATTTCTTGGTTTGTATGAAGTTTTGGAATAGGCCAATCGAGAAAATCAAATTCATTGAAGACTTTTTGTCTATTAATGATTGTTGTCTCTACTGGCGGCCAACCCATTGTCCAGTATTTATATCCATCGATGTATATATATTGTAGATTATACTTACCCCATCTTTCATGTACTCCATATTCTCGTTGGGCTTCTACAAAATACTGAAACTCTTCGTCTGATATAGCACTTTTATTTCTTACGATGTATTCATGTGGAACATCTATCATTGTTGTCGCCCAATTCCACTTACATCGCTTAATATACTCTCGTAATTTGTCGTATTCGTATATCATTTGATTGCAAAAATAGTGATTATTTTGATATATACAGCATAATATGCTGATTATTAACTATATTTTAACATAAAATATATCTATTCTTAGTAATTTCTAAAGTTGTTTATTGGTATTCATAATATTCTGAATTTAATTGGTTTAACTGATTATGATAGTGTTTGGTAGTTATTGCTACCGTATTTTCTCCATATACAAAGATACTAAATTTTTCGCATATATGCAAATATATCAATGAAGACATTAATCTAAAACACCATTTTTTCATACTGCTTTTGCTTGGTGTTCATGTAATAGTTTTATCTGCCACAAGTTAGAGTTAATCAAATCCATAATCTGATTGTGATATTGGCTGTTCATATTGTGTTTTCCACGACATTGAATTACAGAGTACGATGATAAATCCACCTCTATAGTTTCTGTGCGTTTGCCGTTAATCTTTGCTGACAGAATAAGACAGTTAGGCTTCTTTTGTATATTGTAATATCCATTTGAAAATACACAGTGGCACATTTCTTTACCTTCTTCGTAGAATTCCTCTATTGACTTTAACACTTGTATATGTATTATACCATCTGTAATATCCATATCAAAATAACGTTTTCTAGTTTTTAAATACAGCGTCATAAGAGACATAGCTTCCTTGCGTTGCTTCTCGTTGCGTCTCTCTGTTTCTTCTAAGCGACGAAGTTCTGTCTTTTCTTCTGATAGCTGCCTTATTTTTGCCATTTTATCTGACATATGTTCTTTCTTTCTTTGAGCTGCAGCCATCCATTTGTCGTGAGCTTCATGTATATCTGTAGGACACACTAATGTAGGGTTGTGTAAGTCTTTACCAAGATATGCGAGATTGTCTATCATATCGTACCATTCGGAAGTTATGTCATATTTATGGCGTATCGCTATCTTTATTGCCGATGTTTTCTCAGTATCATATATAAACCCCTTAATCCTGCTTTCTTCCCATACTTTAGGATATTTACGTAACAGTGTCTCATTAAACGGACTTGCATTCACTGTGCGCATCAAAACATCTATATCTATGCTTTTTTTGTCACGTAGGATATACTTATACTTATCTTGAACCCTTGCAAAATATACACCAGACCATCCACAGACATCACGAGGATCACCAAGATAAGAGCAATATTCATGTTTTACTGTCATTTCAGCAAATGGGATAAAAGCATCATTCAAGTAACCCATTCTCCTAGGTCTTGAAAGGAACACATATTTTCCATCTTTCAACCAATGCTGAAAACATTCTACGAACCATGTTTTTTTTGCTTTATGATATGCAACTTTTGTGTACATCATATAGTATCTTATTACCTGCCATCCTTTGAAAGTTGTTACAATAAGAAATGCACTAGCTGTTATACGTGATGAGCGTTTATAAGCATCTTCAATTTGTCAGCAGCTTCGCATGTTTCGCAACTGTAACGTGTATTGATATTTTGAGCTGTCATATCATTTTATTCATCGTATTCTATAATGCGAAAGCACCTTTGGAAGTCGGTGTCTTCTTTGACCATATTAAGCATACCACCAGCAATACCATTGTCTATTACAAGGTCGCAGTGCGCTATTTGATTACCAAGAAGGTTGTGTGCTACGATAGCTTCACGCTGTGGAAGTTCTTTTGATTGCCACGCCTTACTTATTATAATGGCTGCTTCTCTGGGAATTTGTAATGTGACCTTATTTTTCATCATTTTACCCTTACAAACTGTTCCTATCTCAATATCTATTGATGCTATATCAAGAATGTAATATTCTTGACATCGTCGTTTGTTAGTGTTACTGTTTTCTCTTCCATAGTGTATGTTTATCGTTGTTATTGATGTTTGCGAAGCCTTGGAGGGGGCGTTGCCCCTCCTTATCTTCTGTTAGTCGTTGAACCATCTTGTTTTCGTAATCCTCACGTTAGCACCTGCGATGCGGTATTCTCGTGCATCTTTCTTGACTTGTGCGTAAGAGGTTTCTTTCTTGTCGTAGGTTGATTCTACTTCCCATCCGTAGCCGTAGTTGGTGTAAATGTTCCAGCCGTAGCAGTACTTATTTTTTCGTGTGCTATTCAATAGCTTAATATCTGCTGCCGTAATGGTATCTCCTGCTCTCTTAGCACACTCAATTACCTCTTTGACCGAACGAGCCTTGATGCCAGCTTGTTTTCCGTACTTTCTGCTGTAGTTAGTGTAAACTTTGTATTTTTCCATAATCGTATGTTTTAAATTGTTATTGTTACGTTGTAGGTGTCGCTGAACGGATTATCGTCTTATGGCTTCTGCCCTACCGTGCGTCTGCCTGAGCATTGCAAGAACCTCACGCTTGATTATCTTGTTCGGCAGAGTGCGGAGGTATTTCTCAAGAGCCTGCTTTGTCCAAAAGTGGCGTGTGGTCTCTCGCCATTCTACGGTCTTACGAAAGAACCACATCGTTCCTGCTACTTCCATTGACAAGCCTACTTCGTATGTGATACCGTTAATTTTTATCATTTGTCCAAACTTTCTACAAGATACTTAATTTCGCTTTCATCCAATTCGATATTTTGAGAATACTTGAATTTAATTATCTCTTCTATACCAATTATTTCTTCTACAGCTTGATAACACATTACATCAGTGTCGTTACCTTTGTTAAGCGAAACAATGATTTTATGTGCAAAATTTGTAATCATATCTTTTGCTGCAGTTTTGACGTTTTCTATTTCTTTGCGCAAAACCTCAGTTTCTTTGTTGAATGTACAACCGCATTCAATTGCAAAATCATTCTTTATATTCTCGCACATTGTGTCAATGTCAGCACCAAATTTCTGTGCAAAATAAGTATCACCTTTAAGTGATTGCAATACTTCTATTTCTTCTTGTTTTGTCATTGCTTTCTAATTTTAATCGGTTAAAAATCATACACATCGTCTACCTTATCAAGGTCAACAACATCACAAGAAAGACTCTCAACCTCAGAAGGAGACATACCTATTTTTATCAAACGTTTCTTTAATTTCTCTACACTGCATGTGCCTATCATCATTACGTGTCCCCAGTTATATGCGAATGTTATGTTATTTTCTACGAGTAAGATTACTTTTGACTCAGGAAAGTTATCAATTTTTATTGCTTTCATAATCTTTATATTTAATTGGTTCAACTTATTGGGAGGGTCAGGTTAATCAAATGTACCTCCCATCTTTCTATATGCAAAGGTACTAATATATCCACATATATGCAAATATACTAATAGATATTTTAGTTAAAAATACTAAACATACGACGCTCGTAACTCATTGATTTTCAGAATGGTGCATCTTCTTCTATGGGTTCGTTTTCATCTGTTAATGGTGATGTATTTGAGAATACATCTGACACATAGAAATTGGTGGTTTTTTTGTCAAATCCAAGGAAAAACTTGAACGTTCCAATATTTCGTCCTTTCGCTACATCTACCATGGCTGTACCTTCTATAGGATATTCTTCTCTATTATCATATGGTGCTGGGTAGCTTCTGTTATAATACTCTGGACGATAAATAAGCATTACTACATCGGCTGCCTCTCCTATCTGTCCACTATCACGTAGACGGTTAAGATTTGGTTCAGGATTGTTACTGTCTCGCGACAGCTGACTTAGCGCAATTATCCATATACCAAGTTCTTTTGCAAGATTCTTGAATCTGCGTGCTGCATCACCCATCGCTTGTTCACGGCTGAAACTTGTATTTTTTGAGTTTACATTTAGAATCTGCAAGTAGTCAACGACTGCTCCGTCTATGTTAGATTTGAGTTTCATCATTCGTATAGATAGTAATATAGAATCAATATTAGACGTACTTTTATCGTCGAAGAAAAGGTTGTTACCAGGAAGGGCACCACGAGCTTCATCTATAAGTTTTAATTCCTCGGAAGACATACTGCCAGAATATAGAATAGTGTTGGCTGGAATTCTAGTTTTAGCAGAAATCATACGCGCTGCCAATTGTTCTTTTGTCATTTCCATGGAATAGAAAGCAATTTTTGCGTCATTTTCTATTGCGTGTCGTGTTATGGTCAATGCAAGACTTGACTTTCCCATTGATGTCTCACCAGCTACTATAATCAAGTCTGATTTTTGAAGACCTCCTTTTGCATCAAACTGTTCAAATCCTGTTTTTGTTCCAGTTGTTACACCTCCATGCTGCATGTTTAAGCTTATAATACTATTTAGGCTTCTTATTGAGTCTTCAAGTGTATAAACTCCTTCTGCTTTCTCAAAAACTCCATTTATGCCGTCAATAGCTTGTTGATGCGCATCAGACGTGGAAATAGTTTCAGATAATCCCACGCTTGACAATTTTTGCCCTATAAGCCACATTTGACGGCGGCGACTTAGATCAACAAGACGCAATATGTGGTACTCCATGCCTACAGTTGTGGCAACTTTTGCTGTAATTTTTACGAGGTCAACAGCCGATATGTGGGACTTTCCTTTCGCTAATTCTGCCGTTACGGTAATCAAGTCTATAGGAGTTCCATTCTTACCCATTGTATCTATTGCAAGCCAAATGCTCTTGCATTCATCGTTGTAAAAGCATTTCTCATCCAGATGCTGACTTGCTATAGTATAAGCTGTTTGGTCTACTAACAAACAGCCAATGACGTATTTTTCTTCCTCTAAGTCATTTATAAGTGGTACATTTCTATTGTCAGTATTCATCTGAAACTTTCCTCCTTGAAACTTATTATTTGAAACATTTCCTTCATTCTATCTTTTACACGTTCACTTTCATACTTATTACATAAATCACTTGCATTGAAGTTAGATGAAATGAACGTAGGTAACAACCGGTCGTAGCGGTATTCAAGCACGTCTATATAAGGATAGACGAAATTGCCATAATTGGAAATCTCCACTGGCTCTGCTCCCAAATCATCAATGAACAGATATTTTGTATTCTTGACTATTTTAAATGAGTTTTTGTCACGTGATATTTCAGCCAATTCTCTTGCAGTAAGAAATGTCGGATATTTATCTCCCTCACAGTAAGTTATTTTCTCTTTGTCTATCAGATAGACAAATAAATCCTTTATGGCACGCATCATTGTTGTTTTACCATTTCCGACAGTTCCAGGCATGAATAAGCCGTAATAATTATCTTCGGTAGTTAGAAAGTCTCCTATTCGTGAAATGTTGTTTCGTAGTTTGGCTGTGAATCGAAAAGTACGCTTCCTTACTTCGACTTCCCTTTTGTAGAAGCCGTAAATTAAGTTCTTTACGTCCTTATCACTTAATGGGAGACGCAAACCCCTTGTCATATTCGCACTTGTCAGCGTAGACTGGTACGCCTGACTCTTTTCTACGATGTGTTCCATTTATCTCTGTCCTGTTTTTGGTTTGACGTAATGAATTATATCTCGAACTTAGGTTTGGTATCGTGAAGTTACCAAGAAGCCATGTATCGCCTTTGTTATATGCATACTCCACAAAAGCCCTGAATGCGCTAAACATGCTCTCGTCATCTATCGGGCGAGGGTCTGCACGCCCATCTTCCGCCTTATGGCTTTTACGAGTAAACCTAATGGCGTTTAGAAGTGTTTTTAACTGTCCTGCGTCTTTTGCAGTCCAGTAATATTCTTCTGGGTAACGCTCGGTTATGTATGCTTCAAAAAACTTACGGCAACGTTGGTGTAAAGTCCCAGCGGTCGAGCGACCGCTATCCGTCTGATAAGACACTTCTTTCTTTTTTTCTTCTATAGGGGGTATGGGGGGAATGTCTTCTTTTTTTCTTTCACTTTGTGTTTCCGTTTGTGTACCCTTTTGCGTTTCACTTTGTGTTTCCGTTTGTGTACCCTTTTGCGTTTCACTTTGTGTTTCCGTAAGAAACGCATCAAGCCCTACTATTTCATACTCAGCGACTTCGCCTCTTACTTTACTTGCCCTAAATTTGATAAAACCCTTTTGACTCAAAGAATTTCTTACGTTACTAATTGTTTTTCTAGTGAAGTCAAGCTCAAGCTCACACTTCTTCGTCGGCAATTTGAACGGGTTTGCCCAGTTACCCAAGTCGCATTGTTTCAGCAAATAGAAATAAAAATCTGCTTCGCAACTTGTCAGCGTGCAAACTAACCTCTTTTCCCAAAAGGCATTGAGCAATTTCGAGTAATCAACCTTTCTCATAGTTCATCAATCATTGTCGGGGCAAAACTGTATTAAAGTCACTATGCAAGACGATACCAAATAATGCCACAGATAATATTGCGCCATTATTACAAATCGCTAAATCAAACATCTTATGATTGTTGCATAATACTAAATCGTATATATTCTTTTGTTTCATATTTTTATGGTTTTTTTCTATAAGCAAAGATACAGAATTGTATGCAATCATACGAATTTTTATAGTTAAATATACTAAATTATCCATATATTCATATTGATATTTTTGCATATACGCTATTTTTTATGTATCTTTGTGATAAGTAATATCTTTATGGATTTTTCTACGCAAGTGTTGCTTTTGAAGGTGTTCATAAGTATAAACATTTGTACATTCAAGATTTTTTTATAATTTTGCAAGTACAATTCATTAATCTTTAATGAATTTAATTGGTTTAATAAGCTCTACGTTGTGAAACGTGGAGCTTTTATTTTATACGTTAACATGAATTCCCTTTTCATAACTTAGTCTTTTTACTTCTTTAGAGTAATAATCTATCATTCTTTGAAGTTCTTCCGCTTCCCATTTTTTTGTCGAGTGTGCTTTCTCACGTAGTGACGAAAACCGTGCAATACCAATCTTTTTTATAAGATTTTCTTGATAAAATATCAAATGGTCGGAGGACGCTCTGTTGCATCCTCTACATTCACCATTACAATTGTCTTCATCAAAACGAGTTGCCATATTAGTGCGACCATAGAAATGACCGCAATCAAGTTCCCTGTATGGCTTTATCTTTCCACAACTGATACATTTCCCCATGCCATTCGGCATAATGTCTCTAAGACGAATATAATAAGCGAAGACTCTATCAAGCTTCTTCACCAAATCAACGCCACCATTCTTTTTGGGCAACGATGATTTCTTCTTTTTCTTTCTGTAAAACGGAAACATCTTTCTCATTTAATTTACATTTAACATAATCTGTCTCTTTACCCATATGATAAGGGCATCTGCAACAGGCTTTACTCCCTACATTTATAATTACGTGAGTATACTTCCCCTTTTGTTCATGTGGACATGGTGTTATATAGTCAATGCCCAACACTGATTCATACGTATTGTATTTTATTGTCATAACATTGTACTCGTTAGTTGTCTTCCTCTTGAATAAACATCCCACCTTGTAGTTCCTGGCGGTCTCGCAATATATAAATCTGCTACATTTCCAAAGCGTCTGTAATTTCCAGCAAGATCAACGACCCAACCTTCTTTATTGATTGACGGTCTTATAGCACGCCCTACCATTTGGTAATAAAGAGCGAGAGATTTTGTTGGTCTTGCTAAAATTATCGTGTCTAACTCAGGGTAGTCAAATCCTGTCGTGAGAGTACCACAATTACTAACCACCTTGATTTCACCTTTCTTAAACCTGTCTAGAACATTTTCACGTTCTTTCTTTGGTGTATCGCATGTGACGATTGCTGCTTCCACCCCCAATGACTGGAGTTTACATACAAGACTTTCCGATTCTTTTCTGAACGCAGTGAACACCAATATTCCTTTACGTGGCACACCGCTTTTAGGGTGCATGACATTTATTACCGTATTTGATAACTTGTCATAGAACCCGCTTCTCTCGTATTCAGCAATAAGACTTTTCTCATCATAGTCTGCACCAGTTGAATTGCTCCTAACACGCCGTAAGTCTATTGATGTCAAGTCATAATAGTTCAATGAGGCAAGAAATCCCTTTGATAACAATTCTCCTATCTGGCAGCAGTATATCACTTTTGAGAATATTCTCGGACGTGTTCGTGTGAGAAATTTCAACATTGAGCCACCTATACACTTATCAAGTCTATACGGGGTCGCTGTCAGTCCTACAACTTGCCTATTTTTGGCCTCAATGAATTGTTTGTACTGACCTGCCTTGGAATTTACATAATGAGCTTCATCAACAATGATATTCTTGAAACAATCAAAGTCTCTCATATGGTTCATTACACTACCGATGGTAGCAAATGTTATTCTATTAATATCCTTACATCCAACAGATGCGCTGTAACAACCACAGTCAATTATACCATAGCTCTGTAACTTTGCAAAATTCTGCTGTAATATTTCCTTGCTCGGCTGAAAGACCAATAGAGGTCCTTCAAGCCGAGAAGCTATATCTGCTAGAATAAGAGATTTTCCACCACCAGTTGGTATTACAATCAAACCGTTATTATCCGTCTTGCCAGTAAACAACTTAACGGCAGCATCACTTGCTTCTTTCTGATAATATCTTAGGTTATACATTATTCCCCAAATGGCAAATCATCATCTTCTGTATTATCGGTATTTTCTTCTATGGCAGTTTGACTCTGTTCAACTTCTGGGAAATCTAAGTCAAACAACTCCTTCATTGCCTTTCTGTTCTTCTCTTCGTTTGCCCAAAGCTCCGTTCTGTCGGGTATCTCATAGGCTTTGGCAAGTACAAAAATTTCTTTTGTGTTGTCCCATGAATATACGAGATAATACCCAGCTAAAGCAATGCAAAAAGTATCTTTGGCCTTAAGTCTCACATCTACAGTGCCAAGCTTAACCTCTGCTGCATACTTTGCAACCTCCATAAGTACAGAGGCATATGCTTCCTCAGCGTCTTTCTTCATCTTCTTGGCTTTTTCGATGGCAATCTCTAATTCTAACTTACGCTTAGGAACATCATTTTCTTCAAGAGTGCAATATTCTTCACGAATATTATTCTTCTCGAAGTCATCGAGTTTGCGTGTAACAAGCTCGTTGTCAGGGAATGTAGCAGTGAACATATTGCCAATGAACTTCAATGCATCACGTTTGTTTGTTATAGGTTTCTCTCCATTGAGTTTATTCTCTCCAAGAGAGGAGAAATCAAGACTTAAAGGAAACAATTCCTTTGCATCTTCTTCAATTATATACTCTACATTTGTTGGTGTGTAATTCTTCAAATCTGCTTTCATAATTATAAATATTTTTCGTATAATGCTATTTGTTTCTGAGCTTCCAATAAGGCATCTTCCTCATTCGGCTCCGGTATATACAATCCGGCAACCATTGCCGAATAGTTGCGAAATCTCTCTATTGCATCGGTAAGTTCTTTTGTGTCTAAATCAGCCGTACTACGCCAATAAGTTACCATTTGTCCTCGCTTACTAATCCTTTGCTTTGAGAATATATCTTGATTAACTATCTTTTTGAAGATGTTGTATTTCACCTCTTCAAGATTATAGCCAAATTCCGATGCAAAGTAAGCAAGACACACATGAAGATAACTATTCTGTGCAATAGAACGCGGACGATGTTTTTTCTTAACCTCCACAATAAATGCATTTAGAGTCTTTTGAGCATCGCTATAAAGCCCATTACAATAGTCCTTATAGCGTACTCTGTCAACTTCATTTTTAAGATTGAATATCATTAGAACGGCAAGTCATCGTCATTTTGTACTGTGTTCTGTTGCGTCACGGGTTGCTGTAGAGTTTGTTGTGACGAGGAGCTTTGATTCGTCACAGTACGATTATAAGGCTCTATTTTATACCCAGCTATAGTATTAAAGAACTTCTCAGGTTGATTGTCCTTTTTATACTTATTTCCCTGAACAACGAATGATACCGTTACAATATCTCCCACTTTAAATGCAACTGGATCGTCGATATGATGTCCTGCGAATTCAAAACTCGGATAATTTTCATACACCTCACCAAAGTTTGAACGTGTACAGTTCAATACCAATGTTCTTTTAGTGAATGTTTTATCTCCATTCTTACTTGGAATCGACTCTACATTACCGATTGCCAAGATTCTTCCAGTCATTGTATTAGCCATTTGTCTCTACTGTTGGTAAATAACATAATAAATTTCTGTATTCAACCCAGTCCATGAAGCAATTAAGTAAAGCTTTATTGTCATTCTCCATTTGTGGGTATCTATAACAAGTTATAGGTGGATTAATTCGAGATAATTTCAAGCCACGAACATCACCTTTATGTTTGTCTTTGTTGTAGTCTTCAAAAACAAACAGGTCAAAGTGAAAAGTGTCAGCCTCGAAAAGTTCAAGATAATACTTCCACTGACAACTGTTTATATAATCATCAGCCGAAACCGTACTATATTTTGTCTTTATATCTCGTATTTCTATTCCATCTATCATGTCGGCACAGCCTGTAACTACAGCTCTCCCAAAGTCTTTATATTCTCTTACTTCGTGGAAAGCTTCGATATGCTCATTTCGGTATTCAAGCGCAACCTTACATTGTGGAATATCAAGAACAACCTCGCCGCCATCATATACGAACTTTCTTCCGCATGGAACATGTTCTACCTTGTCTTTATTATAATAGGTGAAATGTCGCTCTCCTTCTTGAACAACTTCACATATAGGTTTGCCCGTCTCCACGATGGAGTGAAAGGCAGTACCTATACGTGTATAGTCGTTCCCTTCAAACTTCTTTGTTATATTATCTATAACACTTTGTTCATCCACATAAGCATAATCGCCTGATATGTAGCGTCTGAAGCTTTCAAGCAGCGTCACCCGAACTAGCGGTTTCTTCATTCTTTACAAACTTTTTAGTTTTCTTGTCGAACATAATTCCTTTCTCAGCAAGTTCTTTGATCATTTGGTTCATAAAGGCTTTTTGATGAATCTTCGCAAGTCCATGAGCTACAACAATGAGGTCATTGGCTTCATCTACAGTCTTTACGGCCGCAAGTTTTCCACGAGCTTCATCGACATCTTTCTGTGCCTTGACCTGAGCATCAGACTTTGATACAATGGCTTTTTTTACACGCTTAATTATGTCTGCCATACAAGTTTCAAACTCTGCAGTTCCATAATTTGGAACCCATGTATCTGGAATTTCAGCCACATTCTTTCCTACTCGATTGTCTGTTGGCTCAAATTTTATTACTCGGTTATTGTTCTCCTTGCATATATAACCAACCTGATCAGCAATACGTATTAGCAAGTCTTTCGACTGACCGGTGCAATCAGGTGAATGTTTTGTTATGTCTCCATCTGTATTTTCTTTGTCGTGACAAATAAATACAATGTCAGACTCATTTGCACGAAGAACACTAACAAATTGCTTAAACAACTCACCCATAAGGCCATAACGCTTCAATGTGTTCTTCTCCAACTTGTAGTCAAGTTTAATTGCATATGCACTGAGATAATCGTCAAGCATAGCTTTTGCGGTATCAACTACAATAGTTTTACACTCTGAAATAAGTCCAGGCTTCCAAACCTGCACACCATTCTCGATGACATATTTACCAATGATTTCCTCGTTGTATATGTCTTCCCACTGCGATGCCGTCACTACGATGTCTGGACGCTGCACCGCTCTGTCAAAACCTCGGTCAGTGTCTATCAACATAGGACTCTCGGCGGTTGTTGCCAATGAAGTCTTGCCAGTACCAGGAGTTCCATACAAGACGATAATAACTGGACGTTCTTTAACAACGTCATTCTTTCTAAGTATAGCCATAA